ATGCAGGTTATGGCTAAAAAAAACTCAAAACCAAAAAATAACGACAATACAATTGCACGTAACAAACGTGCTTCTCATGAATACCACTTAGAGGAACGCTTTGAAGCGGGAATTGAGTTACAAGGTTGGGAAGTGAAATCTTTACGCGCAGGTAAAGCAAATATTGCAGATAGTTATATCTTCTTAAAAAATGGAGAGGCTTTCCTACTTAATGCAACATTTCCACCATTGCTCGCCGCATCATCGCACGTAGTTTGTGATCCTTTACGTTATCGTAAATTATTACTAAAACGCCGTGAGCTTGATAACTTAGTCGGTAAAGTAGAACGTCAGGGGTACTCCATTATTCCTATTTCACTCTATTGGAAACATGCGTGGGTAAAAATCTCATTTGCTTTAGCAAAAGGTAAACAAGATCACGACAAACGTAGTGATGTTAAAGATCGTGAGTGGCAAGTTCAAAAAGAACGTATGATGAAGCATAGCGTTCGATAATTAAGCAGTTAGCAAACAACATGCAAGATAATGCTATCTTGCATCACTTAGCTTTGTTAAACTTAACTTGTTGGTGATTTATCACTAACCACTGTGGGGATGATTTAGGACTCGACGAGATTCTTGAAACCCAAGGTGCATGCCGAGGTGGCGGTTGGCCTCGTAAAAAGCCGCCAACGTTATAGTTGCAAACGACTCTAACTACTCTCTAGCAGCTTAGGCTAGCTAGCCTTCCACCCGCGCTTTTCCAATGGGTAGGGATTCGGAAGGTCATTTACATCGGATAGCGAGGGAACCTTGTTCGAGGGTGAACCGCGAAATAGTATCGGACTCGCTTTTTAATATCCTGTCAGTTGGAGATTAACGAGTTAACCAAATAACTGACTAAGCATGTAGTACCGAGGATGTAGGTTTTTCGGACGGGGGTTCGACTCCCCCCATCTCCACCACATAAAAGGCCCTGTAATCAATGGATTACGGGGCCTTTCTCGTTCTAGTGTCCATATTCTGTCCATACAAATTATTTTTTTATGTTCAAATAAATAATTTGTGGGAAATATAATTCTTTTTGCTTAAACTAAGTAACTCATTATTTTTATAAAGTTGCGATGTGTATGAGCAGAGTAGATAAATTTTACGACTTATTAGAAGCCGCTGAAGATGATTGTTCTTTAGAAAGAGTTTGCCCAGATTGTGGTTCACCTGATTGTAAATATGCAGTACATGATCATAAACGATCTGGATGTGATGTTTCTATTGTGTGCAATGAATGCAGAAAGGAAGAAGCTGCACTGGCGCCTGATTTTGAATCGATTATCAATCATTGGTATAAACATAAATAATTTCATTATGCTTCTATTGTTGAAAGCGGGTTTAATCTGATCGCATCTTCTAAATGCGTTGGGGAGAAGTGAGCATATTTCATAGTGTCGGTAATACTGGCGTGACCCAGTATTTGTTGCAGCACTAATATGTTTCCACCGTTCATCATAAAGTGACTAGCAAAGGTGTGGCGTAATACATGCGTTGATTGTCCCTTAGGTAATATGACACCTGCGCGCTCTATCGCCATTTTAAACGACTTAATACAATTGCTAAATATACGGCCACTGTTACGCGGTAATTCATTGTAAAGTGCTTCGCTGATTGGCACGGCGCGTCTTTTATTGCCTTTGGTGTGAATAAAGGTGATACGGTAGGGCGTTAATTGTGTGCCGGTTAGTAATTCAGCCTCACCCCAACGACAACCCGTAGAGATACATATTTTAGAAATTAGGTACGCGTCGTAATTCCTACCCTGTTTTAATTCTTCAAATACTGCTTCAATATCTTCAGGTGTTAAAAAGCCCATTTCAGGTTGTTTATATTTTAATGCGCGTAATTCTGTTAATGGGTTGCCGTGAGGCCATTCACCCAATCGTTTTAATTCATTGAATAGGGCGTTCAAATAAGTTTGATCATTGTTCGCGGTTTTGATTGATACGTTTTGAATGCGTAATTGTCGATATTTTGAAAAGTCACTGGCGGTGATATTTTTAGCAATGGGGTTGCGCATCATTAATGACATGGCTAATAATTTGTTCTTACGCTTTTTGCCATCGTTTAATGCTTGGCCGTGTAAGTTAAACCAGAGTTCGATTAATTCATCTAAACGGCGGTGATCCACTTTTTCAGCTTGCCATTCATTATTTACCACCTGGCTTAATGTGTATTGTTCAAAACGTTTTGCTTCGGTGCGAGTATCAAAGGTCTTACGAACGCGTGGACCATTCGCCCCGTTAGGCCGAAAATCTGCAATGTATTTGCCGTTAGTTTGTTTTTTGATTGCCATTGGGTTTGTCTATTAATTGAGAAGGGCGCAATGGCCCTTTTGAAATGGGAGGTTATTCAGGTAGTTTATTTCTCCACTCTATCTTAAAGCGGCTGCCTGTATCTTCTTCACCTGAAATGCCTTTTCTATCTGGCGCAAAATCAACTGATAGGTATGGGGTGCCATCTTCTTCAGCATCAAAAATAACAACAGATGAATATTGAACTCTGTTATCAACCTGTACTTTTTTGGCAACACTGGCAGCAGTCGCTAATAACTGATCATTAGTTTTTGCTGACGGGCTATATATGAATGTGTGATATCTACTTCTCGTTGCGTGGCTTATGTCTCTTGATGACAATATGTAATAAGCTTGTTGCTCACCTTTTGATAGCAGACTATTGATCTCTTTATCAATGCTTGATACTTGAGTTGTTTGTGCTTTTATTTTTGTGGGTTCAGTAGTCGTGCTTTTACCTGTGCACATTGCAATAACAGTGGACAAAATAATAATCATGAAAAGGGCTTTTAAGCACCCAGCTTTCTTATTGGGTTTTTCTTCGATCGAGGAAGGCTGTTCTATTTTTTCAGCTAGTACGTAAGATGGTTTAAAAGAACCACCATCAACTTTGTCAATAACATTCCAACCTTTACTTTCTAATTCTAACGCTTTTTTATCTAATTTTTTTAATTTAGATTTTTCGCCGAAGCTAGCAGTGATGTTGAATTTTTTTGATTTGCTTGATGCCATTCTTACTTCCTTGCTTGATAATTTTGTCATCTACCAATGCTGGAAGATGTAGATTTTTACTAAAACAATCTCATTGCTGAAATGACGACACCAACAATGGTGCAGTTGCCGTTGATGGGTTGAATTGGTGTTGGCCAGTTGGGGTTTGCTGCTTGTAGAAACTTGTGGCCATCTTCGATTATTAGTTGCTTGAACGTGGCTTGGTTTTCATCGTCTAATCGCGCTACTACATATTTGCCGTCTATTGGTTGTACTTCTGGGTCAACAAAGATTAATTCACCCTCGTTAAAAACAGGGCTCATGCTTTTGCCAATGACTTTTAATAGGAAAGTGCTTTTACTGCATTTGACAGGGCAAGGGTAGTGATCGGCTTCATGGATAGACGTTAACGCAATATCTGACCAATCACCGGCTTGCACCCAAGAGATAAGCGGAAAGCCACCATGCAATTTTTGCGGTGTTGCTTGCACGTTGTAATCAATCAATGATTCTTTTACTTGCGGTGCGGGCGAACCTTGGCCGTTTAAAAGCCAATCAGGGTCGCATTTTAAAACTTTAGCAAGGGCATGTAAGTTTACACCTTTCGGAGAGGTTTCCCCCTTTTCCCATTGGCTAATTGAAACTCTACTAACACCAACCAACCGTGCAGTATCAGCCTGTGTTAAGCCTAAAGCTTTTCTTCTTGATAAAAAATTACTTGGTTTCATGTAAAGGAATCTTAACACCTAAAAAAGAAAGTTTGCTTTTGATTGTGAAAATATATTTGACAGTTTACTTTACATTTACTTTTGATTTAATTATTATCGATTGTAAGTTTAGTTTACATTTAAGCAGGGAGTTAAATAAAATGAAAAAAACAACAGTAATTAAGATGTTCGGTAGCGCGACCAAGGTGGGCAAAGCGCTTGGTATCACTCGTATGGCGGTTTCAGATTGGGGCGAAAACATCCCTGAACTTCGCGTTTATCAAGTTGAGCGCCTTGTTAGCGTTGCCGAAGAAAACAATACACCGCTTGAGCTACTACGCATTGGCAAAAATGGTCGTGTTGTCCGCCTAGCACCAAAAGGTGAAGGATATAGAGAACTGGTTCGATTAAATAAAGAAAGCACCAACGGCGAACTTAAGGCCGATTTTAAACAGGCGGCAACCGCTCAATAAACAGTTGCCTATTGCACTTACTCTGTGTCAGCCAGTGAAAGCGCAATTATTTTTAACCAGTAACGAACGAGGACAGCATCATGAGTATGACCATCGCCCTTGATGTACCACTTTTAACCATACCTGAATATGCACGACGTTCAGGCGCGACAATTAACGTTGTCCGTAAGCAGTGTGATAACGGCCAATTACCTTTTGTTCAAAATGGAACAGGCGGCACACGCTATATCAATATGGTGCAACTCACACAGCGCTGTATGGATGCCAATGCTGATAAAGCTTGGAACTAATTAGTTTTCTTAATAGGGAGTATGGCCAATGGAAGGTAAAGAAACTATGGGCGTTTTCCGTGAGGATACCCAGAAACGATATGACGCAGCTTGCTATGCCTTTTCAGAGGCTCAGAACTTAACTGAAGTAGGGAAGCTAACCGGCATTAAAAAGTTAGGCGATAAGTTAAACCCAAGTCAGCCGCATAAGTTATCGGCTTTTGAGTTAAAGATGATCACTAAAGCGACAGGTGATTGCACATTAATAAACGGAATGTTGCTTTCATTGGACATGGTTGCAGTGAGAGTTAATAGAGATTGTGAGGAAACAACGTTAGCAAAACGTGCGTTATTACACAGTCAGAATGCAGGGAACTTAGCAACAGAAGCATTAGAGAATGCAGGGAAAACAGTATTGCCAAGACGTAAAACACAGAAGTTGTTAGATACCTGTCATGCAGGGATAGCAAATTTAGTGTTGTTGGCAAATGACTTAGAAAACCGAACCAGTGGTGTTAGCCCATTTTTAGCAATGACCACTGAATTTGTCATGAACAACGGAGCACCGGGACTAGCTTAATGAATGAACGCAAGCAAATTTTAAAGCGAATAGTAGCAAAAGAGTTTTATTACAAATCAAGAACGAAGGGTTTCAAAGTAGGCGATGTGTACCGTGAGATTCAGGATTATTTAAAAAAGGAAATGAAGTGATGGGTAAATGTAATTGTATTGAAGAAAAAACTGATCAAGTTAAGAAGTATTTAATTGAAGGAAAAAATTTTAAGAAAGAGATTGTTGGCGTTCAGATGGAAAATGTAGCAATGACATTCGGTAAAGCAGGAAGCAGGACATTTAGCAAAGTGTTAATTGAATTGTCAGGACAAAAGAAAAAAGAAGAAATAAGAATTTTTAATTCTTACTGCCCATTTTGCGGAACGAAGGCTGAAAGTTAAGTAAGTACAGCGTGGTAACCAGAGCGCTCACTCTGATCACCACTTACACAATTATCAAGGATAAAAATTATGTCGAATGAATATAACACAGCTTTAAAAATGGGTGCAACTGCGCCGTTCAATTTAGTCATGGCATTAAGCAAGCCAGAACGTGCGGCTTTTATTAATGCGGTGACACCTGATCTACTTCCTGCGCTTAAAACCGCAGCACTTAAAGGAGCATAAGCATGGGCACTTTATTTTCAAAGGCACTTAACATGGGACTGCTGATTAAGTCTCCGAAAGGCACTGATTTAGCTAAAGCGGCACTCGCGCAGAAACCTGCCTATGTTGCTGATGAACAGTTGTTGTGTCGAATGGTTAACGCAATTAGTGATTTAGCCATTTTAAGTTCGGACGTTATACATATTGAAACAGCGTACTCAGCTCATGCTAAAGATTTTCAGGTGAAAGTGTTTAATGCAGATACTAATTATTTCGGCATATATAAGCCAATTTTTGACCGTGCAGTTTATTTGGATAATTCACTGGCCTATGAGCAGTTGCGTGATCTAGAAGACAAGCTGATTGAACTGATTGCAGATGCAAAAGATAAAGCAATGGGGGCGGTATGAGCGCAACTAATAGACTTCAATATGTGGCACCTGAAAACGAACACCAACACCTTGAAAAGATTCACGCACTTTTTGAAAACTATAACCGCGGCGCGATTGCTTGGGAAAAGGTAGACGTAAAAATTCAAGCTACTTTTTGCCGATTAGCAGGCATTAAAGACCGTCGAGTGGGTATGCCAATCAGTGCATTCAGTGAATTAGAAGTGATGAAACTGCTTAGAACCATTAAGCAAGTGCAACAAATCACGACTGAGTTCAGTCACCTTACACTTTCAGATTTTAAGTAGGCCATTACATGAAAAAGAAAACGATTAAATCAGTCACTGAAATGGCACACCTTAAATTGAATCAAAGAATTCGTGTTAGCGCGAAGCATTCTATTTCTTTTAATAATGGGGTCTTTACTTCCCATGAGCATGATGAAACTGGTGAAGTGTGCGCATCGATGGAATACCCCTCATTAATCGATTTGCATTCTACGCTTTGTAGCCTTGGTGAATGTGGGAATGCAGTCATGAATGTTGCTAACTTTTTATTGGAAGGTGAAGCATGAATATGGAAGACAGGCAATCTAAGTTGCATAAGATATATCTTAAAATTGAAAGACTTGAAGCGTATTTAATAAATAAAAAAGAGCTTGATTACCAAGGATTTGATACTAAAAAAGCGTCAAACAGAATATTTAAAATTCTAGAAAGAGAACAAAAATTAGCGCTTGAGCTTTGTATTGATAGAGATATAGCGTTTTCAGACATAGAGATACCATTTTAATGAACACTACTGAAATACTAAAAACACCAAGAGCAAAGCATTTACAGTCGCTAGATGATAAAAGCTACTTTGATGAAGTGTACCCTGCGGATAAAACCGCAGGTGATCGTCATATCAATTTAGAAAAAAAAGAAGTTGATACTACGGGGCCATCGGTTGATGGACTGTGGGATAAATTTAATCCGACTATTCCTACTGCAAAACAAGCAGAAAAAAAAGCCAAAGAAAAGAAAGACAAAATATTCCGCGCTGAACCATTCCAAGTATTAAAAAATGCACATGTTGGCACTCAGGGTTTATGGGATGCCGATAAAAAGTGGGCGTGTAATTTATTGCATTCTGCATTACCTCAAGACTTAGCGATCTCTATTTTTGGCCAGTACGTGAAAAAATGGGAATCAGTAATGCTTGGTAAACAGGCGAACCCTACCGCCAATAAAGGCGTTAATAAGGCAAATATTTGGTTGCGTCACCGCATTAAAATGGTGATGCGCGCGGTGGCTAAATTCCCTGTTTCATTAAATGAGTTAAAGCACGATGGATTGCGTAAACAACAGGCCGCGCTTTGGTCTGATAAATGTAGAACAAACGTGGTTGATGGTGCAGAGCAAGGGCAATCATGGATTGACGTTGCCGACATGCTTCAAAAAATAGCGGCTGAATGGAAGTTTGTTGCCAAAGCGTCAGCGGTTAGCCTTGAAAGAATTGAGGGTGAATCTGACGCTGAATTCAACGAGCGCGAAAAAGAGGCTGAAGCTGGTTTTGTTATTGCACGTTTGGTTGATGCTGATTGGTGGGAAAGAAAGATTGATACCGCTTACCGCCAATTTTGTGAGCATTGCCAAATATTAAACGGTCGTGTTCGTCACGGTGTATCTGTGTATTTAAGTGATGCGGGGCTTAAAGATTGTCGTGCCCGTAAAAACGCTAACACCTTGGCGCTATCTAAAATGGTGGCGCGCAATGAGCAAACGGGCGAAGAGATTGAAATGCTTGATATCGTCAAGGGCTCAATGGCTAACCCTGCAATACGTCGTCATGAACTAATGGTGCGTATGCGCGGCTTTGAAGATTTAGCGCAAGAAAATAAATTGATGGGCGGCTTTTTTACTATTACTACGCCTAGCCGCTTTCATGCTTACATGAAGGTGAAAAACAACAACAAAACATGGTCCGTTGAAAATGATAAATACGACGGAGCTAACCCTAAATCTGCACAACAATACCTATCCAAAGTATGGGCCAAAGCACGCGCTAAGTTAAAACGCATGGATGTAAACATGTTCGGCTTTCGAGTCTGCGAACCTCACCACGATGGCACACCACATTGGCACGCTTTATTTTTCTTTAAACCTGAGCATGAGCAGATCATTAAGTTTGTGTTATCGGACTACTTTACCCAAGCCGACCGCGAGGAATTGAACGTTAATAACCTTGATTTTGCTTTGTGGAATAAAGCGATTAAAGACGACATACAAACAGATGACCTATTTGCTAACGAATTATTTGAAGAAGAAAGCAATCATATATTTAGTGTTAGTAAGCGTATTGCTGCACGTGTTGATTATAAAAAAATAGACCCTGCAAAGGGCAGTGCAACAGGTTACATCGCTAAATACATCGCTAAAAATATTGATGGTTACAAAATGGCCGATGATGAGGAAACGGGCACACCTGCAGATAAAACAGCGGAAGCGGTTTGTGGTTGGGCTAGTTTATGGCGTATTCGTCAGTTTCAACAAATTGGTGGCGCACCTGTTTCGGTTTGGCGTGAACTACGCCGACTTGATCAAACAGAGCAAGAATTAGCAGATAAAAAAGCAGAAAAAGAAGCGCGAGATTTAGCCGCAGAATTGGGTGAAAAGTACGTTTCAAATAAGCCTGTTCAATCACTCATTGACCTACAAAAACACAAAGATGCAATGGAAGTCGCACGTATCAGTGCAAATTCAAATAACTGGGGTATGTACATCCATGCAATGGGTGGGTTGTTTTGTGCCCGTGCCGATCACCCTATCAAGATGGCTTATAAAACCGTGGGCAATCAATACGGTGAAGTGGTTAAAAAGCTCAAAGGAATTGCGACTTTTGCTAAAACGATGATCACGCACGTTGACGGTTGGGTTATCGCCAAGAAACAAGGGAGCGAAGCGGTTTTAGAAAAAGAAGCGCAGCTTCCTTGGAGTTCTGTCAATAACTGTACGGGGAGCATGGAACGTAGTCCCGAAACGGAGCTAGACGTTATTGAACAGTTTAAAAAGCTAGGCGTCGAGTTAGACCCAGCTTTATTAGTGCCAGCCATGGCAGGTGCACAGATTTTAACGGGTGATGGCCGCAAGGCATCGTTAATTAATACGGATTTAGGATTGCAAATGCGAGTTCGAGAGCTTGAAGACGCAAGCAGTGTTGGTTGGGAACAGTGGTAATGCGTTAAGTACAGCTTAACGCATAGTGATTTACATAACTGATAGTGGAGAAATGGAATGATTAAAAACTACATATTTGCAAAGGGTGACGTTCAAGTAAGAGCGAACACAAAAAATAGCTTCGATGCTTTACCGTTTGAACTGGCGTTCTTACCCTATGACAACAACGGGTGGGGCATCACCAAAGAAATAACTAAAAGTTACGCTGAAGGAATAGATAAATTTTTAGCTCAAAACTTTTATTTTAAAGCAGTAGAAATGCTTGGTCTTGAAGATAGAGGTGTTGAATGCCCAAAAAAATCGTAAACGGTTGGTATGAGTATCAGCCAAATAAGAATTGCACTGTCGATTGGTTAGACCTGCCGCAAATTGTGCAAGTGATCGAGGGCATGGTTTGGGCTACGGCGGTCATTGCTGAAGTGTCGGTAAGACGGGCAAAAGCCAACGGCCGTTTTGTAAAACGAATCGAATTAAGTAAATAAATAATTACGGTACATTTTTCGGTACCAGAAAATGAATTAATAAAACTGGAGAAGTAAATGAACAATGCACCAATCGATAAAGGCCGCGTCGCGGTAGTCGCGGAAAAATATCAAACTAACCAAGTTGACCGACAAAGCGGCCAACCTATAACAAAAAATCGTTACATCAGTGTGGGTCGTGCAACGTTATGGCCTAGCCAACAGTACTCAACCGCACCGAACGTGGAAGTCGAGCTTGATGCTTTGCCGATTGGCCATGCAGGAAAATTGAAGTTGTATATTTTTTGGGATAGCGATAATCAAAACAATCAACAGCAGCCGCCGCAACAGCAAGCATCAAACAATTACCAACCGCAACAACAGCCACCACAACAAAGACAGCAGCCACAGCCACAAGGTTATGGCCGATAAACCAAACGATAAGGTGAAATGATGAATGTTAAAGGTAAATACCAAGATGCGGCCATGCTCAGGTGGAAAAGGCCAGGGCCGATGGCGCCAACTGAGCCGATTGAATTAAAACGATTCACTTGGATGACAACAGCAAGATGGACACGGTCAAAAGCACCGGCTAACTAATAGTGAATTGCCATTGTTACCCCTAATTGTCAGATCGGCTAGTAAGACAAATGAATAAGAGGTGATGAATGGCAATCGCTAATAACTGGGAAGTGTTGATCACACGGGGGATAGTTTCAGCTCCTAAAACTGAAATTATCGTCCCGCCTGATCCACCTAAATATGAAGAACCTAAGCGGTTCGCGTGGCTTAAAAATTCCATTTGGACGCGGGCAAAGGTGGAAATTAAAGGGGTTGATGGGGATGAATAAAAAATACGAGGTATCAAATGGCTTTAGAAGTAAGGTTTAAAGTTGAAAATCTAGGGGTGGCGGTTAGTGGTGCGGGATACGTTGTGATAGATAGCGACCGGAACGATGTAGCCAAAGGGTTTGCAGATATAGATACAGACGGCAACATAATAATCCCTATTACAAGTCAATACGTGGCAGTAGGTGAAATGGTACGGCCTACGGTAGATGATTTTACTGGGAGTAATTTCGATGAAACTGGAACAGCAACCGACTGGATAGCCGCATCTGAAGTGTATGTGGACTTCTCAGTTGTTCAGTCTGATTTCACAGTGTATTGCATAAATCAAACTGGTGTTACAGCCCCGTGGAACATGGGGGACGGCACTATTATAGATGAAGTTAATCCTATCTATTTATATAAGAAAAATGGAACGTTCACTATAACAAATGGTGCTTTCTCAAAAACTATTGTGGTAACTGGTGTAAATGAATTTAGCGTTACATTAAACGGTAATACAATTACGTGTATAAATCAGTCGGGTTACGATGAACCTTGGTTATTTGGGAATGGCGACACAGATAGCAATAAAAACCCTACCTACACTTATTTTGAAAATGGAACATATCTTGTGCAAATGGGGCAGTTCTCTGTAGAGATTACAGTAGACTATTACACTGCTGGATTGATTGCATCCCAAGTGGGTAATACTCTTGTGTTTGTCAGACCTAATGGTGAAACAGCAAACTTTAAATATGGGGATGGTTTTGAGGGGCAAAGTTCAACTCACGTATATGCGCAACATGGAAAGTTTTTGGTGGAAGTTGGGGATTATAGGTTTTTTGTTGATGTTGTTGGTGTTGGTTTGCCTAAAGCTAATTTCACTTACTCTGCTGATGAAGTAAATCCGACTCAAGTTACCTTTATCGCTACAGGCGGTGAATCCTACAAGTTTATTATAAATGGGTTAACTTTTACAAATGAAACTGAAACATACAACTTTCCGAATAAAGGCTCTTACCAAATAGATTTAAAGGCTATTGGTGAAAATGGTGCTGCTTCTTATGTAACAAAAAATATTTATGTGCAAGAGGTAAATGTAAACCCTGTTTTTGTTTCTATTGAAGTGACTAAAACATTATTGCATGTTGAAGCTGAAGCGTTAGTTACTGATGACGAAAATGAAATATTAACGTATGTATGGGATCATGGTGATGGTACTGCGGCTACAGGGCGTTTCATGGATCATGACTATGAAGACGCGGGTGAATATCTTATTAGCTGTACTGTTCAAGATGGACGAGGTGGCTATGCAACGTTAAGTAAGACTATTAATGTTGATCAGACTTATACGTTTAGCGATGACGATGTAATGACTAACCCTTACTTCGATACTGCTGATAAAAGCGACTTTTCAGAACAAGGTTCGGATTTGATCATCAACGGTGGTGTCGCAACATTAACGTCTACTGATGGTTCACAAGATCGAATAGATTTTAGCTTTCCAAGTGTTGTTGGGCAAGAGTTTCAAATACACCTTGTAGCTAGAAACAAGGCGGGAACTAATGGCGATGGTAGGTTTAAAAATTGGGTTGGTGTAGAGGTTCAACCAATCGCATTCGTGACCTTTGAAATGGATTCGTACATTTCAGTAATAAAAGCAACGGGAACGGAGATAACAGGTAGATTTTATGTGACTGGCGGTGGTGTGGCAGGTGACGCATGTGAGATAGAAACATTAAGTATATTGGAGATTTTATAATGATTAGAATGCCGCTGGGAATAAGACAACCGCTGTTTTATTGGGAAAATCAAGATCCAATTTCAAAACAAGCGCCTTTAAGAACGGAAGCTAACGATAGCCTTGAAGAAGCAGGTCAATACTGGGTTCACTATGAACATCCTGAAGCCAGTGATACAAATGGCGATGGGTCAGAACGAGTATACGGCTCGCCTGATTTCCCTAGAAAATCAGTGCCGCGATCAGGGGATAGAGGGATAACTGTTGATGGTGAACCGTTCCCGCCAAATACTGTAATAACCCTCGTTGGTTATGCACCCTATAGCGGGAACGGACAAGTTCAACTTTTTTGTGAGGGGACTGCACAGCAACCCGTTTGGTTAAGAGGCCAAAATTCATATCAACTTGCTAATTATAAATTTAATTTTTTACTTAAGGGCTGCTACATAAACATAGAGCATTGTGATCTTTCTATTGATGCTAGTTCACGTAAGATGGGTATTGGCCTTGGGTCACACAATGGAAGCAGTGTGCACCATGTCATGATTCGCAAGTGTTATGGGGATGGTGGGGCATCATCAGGGCGAGGTTCAGCACTTGGTGTTGTAGGTCTTAGTAGTACAATAAGAAATCAGTATATTTTATTCTATGACAACTATTTGCATGGTTATGGTGACTGGGTTTCAGGTGCAGAAAACGATTATCACGCAATGAGTTGTACGCATAATGCTGATTACTTTTGGTGTATTTATAACACTGCGTTTAACTGTGGTGGTGATGGTGTACAGGTTGGTAGAGCAAGTTTAACCGAGGAAAACAATCCTAGTAGATGTAATTTTATGTTTATTGGGGGTAATCACTTTTATGACAATGGAGAGAATGCAGTAGATATTAAGGGCTGTAATCATGTTGTAGTATCTTCTAATGATTGTCACGGTGAAGATCCAGAGATTACTTCTGATGTGGGAAAGATAGTAGTGCTTCATAATAACCCAAAGGATGTATGGATTATTAATAATAAAATTTACGACGGGGGCTACGGTGTATCAGGTTCAGCGCAAACGGATGTGTATGTTATCGGCAATACTGTTGAGGATATAGCGCCATCAAGCGATCAGGCTCTCAATACAAGCACAGGTTATAATGAAGGGTTTGCTATAAACTTCACAGGCTCTAAGGGGCTTCATATTTATAACAATACACTTCATAACAATTATCGGCATATCAGTGTTACAAGCGGTAAAGATGGTCATGTTGCTAACTGCATCTTATCTAAGCGAAGCGAGAAAGCGGAGTTAGATATTTACTCGGCAGAAGGAGACTTATTAGAGGTGTCTCACTGTATTTTTGATGACTTTCATGTTAGGCATGAAGGTGGCATACAAGACACTTTGATTGATACTAATTTTGCTTCTTGCTTACAGGGCGATGCCTTACTTGATCTATCTGATACCGCAAACAGATTTAGACTGCTAGATGGTTCACCATGTATTGACCAAGGGAAGGATATAAGCGAAACACTAGCGTTATTTGAGTCTATTTACGGTGTTTCTATTGCTACTGATCAGTGGGACTTTTTGCGAACGCAGGGAGGTGGCATTGATATTGGAGCAAGTGAGCATGGTCCTTCCTATGGTGCCATTCTACCTAAAAGTGTTGCGTCTTTTTATGTAGACGTTGTTAATGAAAATCTCACGTGGGAAAATAACTCACAGAATGTTTCTATAGCTAACGTGTATGAAGGGGATACCTTGATAGCGCAATTAAATGAAGGAGAAGAGTTTTATAACATTAGTGGCCTATCGACTGAAAAGAAAAGCTATTCATTAGAGATTGGAAACGACACAGGTGTGATAAATAAGGTCAATTTAACCACTGATATCTTATCTGCGGTTGTTTCTAGCGATAAGTTGACGTTTGATATTGACACGTTAAATAGTTATAGAGTCCCTAGATTGGGCATTAGCCGACTTAATAATATTGATTTTTCTGATCCGGTATATTCCGGCGCACCTTTTACAATTGACTATCATAAAGCTGAAATTTCGCTGAATGGAGTCACTGAGGCGCATGGTTATAACTACGTTTTAGCTGATAATGGTAATAATATTAATGGGTCTTTTACAGGTAATGGCGTTGTAGAGCTATTTGCAATATGTAGTAACTACTCAGACAGCCCTATTGATGGTCAGGTTAAAATTAACGACTCAATCATAAAGCTACCTGTTGCCCGTGGATTTACGCATGGGATCATAAGAGCCGAACTTGACGGTAACTTGGACTACACTATAAAAACATCAAGGAATGAGTCAAAAAGTGCTGTAGGTATTGCGGGGCTAAGAGAAGTAATTATTTAAATTAACTACCTTGCAATACAAAGCCCTCTTAATTGAGGGCTTTTTTGTTTTGCAAATACAACTATCTGACAATTAGAGCAAAGAAAGCTGTGCTTTTAGCTCCTGCTGCTGATTTGGTGCTAACGTTTTTAATAATTCAAAAGCAAGTTGAGTAGATGTTTTAGCTGATGGACTGAGCGAATGACTAAAGCCCAGGCTAACAACAAAAGTATGACCACACTCGGGGTCATTACATCCGCAATACAATTCTGAATAATCCGTTGATATTTTATTTGATTTTCTAATGGTACTAATGGACCCACATTCTCTACAAGTTACACGCATAAAACCCTCCACTGACTGACAATTCCAGTATAACCCAACAGCTGTTTATATGCACAGTGCTATCAACACTAATGCCCATGCTATCAATGATTTGCTAAGTCTTGTCATGAAGCCTGCACTTGCGTGTAATTAAATACCTGAGCGACAGCACGGAGAGAAGAAGCCACGGAAAAAATACTCCTCTCACACACCTGCGCGTTCTGAGAAACTTTTTTATTTCAGTTTTGTATTTATGAAATTATAGGTGGGTAGGGATTACCGTATAAGGCGCTGAAAGCCTTGGTATAGCGCTTGTTAAGATCTCAAAAGGATCGTTTAACGTGCGTTTATGGGGCTTTTAAAATTTCAACAATTGAAATTTTTTACAGTTATTTGAAAATTAAATTATTGAATTATTAAACGGTAAATTTATAAGTTGTTGTTTAAGTTTAAGTTTTATATTTTACGTCGTGCGCAGTGTTGTTTTTGTTATGAAAATAAAGATCTGAAAGGATCGCTTTAAGCCCTTTGGATATAGGGCTCTCAGCCATTTTAAACGAATAAACTAAATTTCATTTATTTTCACAAAAAAATTACTCTTCATTCTCTAAATTAAACTCAAATTTTAACGATTTAGGCAGTTCTTCATCTTCATTAATTGAATCCTTTATTAACTTACAAGCCGGAATAACTTCATTCTGATTATAAACATAATTGAATTTTACCGGGTCGCCACGGGTACCACTATTCGGCATTATTGCAGCCAATTCGCCAGGGAAACGATGACCGGTTAACACTTCCTGCGCCGTAATGTTTTTAATCCTTTCAAACTCATCTTTAGTAGCAACATCACCAACCGGTATTAATTGAATACCTTTCTCTTTACCATTGGGGATATTTACAAACATCGAACGAAAATTACCAACGCCACGACTACTAGACATTTTTTCTTTTAATTCATCTTCATCATCTTTACTTAAGTTAGGGTCCGACGCATAAAAGATAAACCCCATGTGCAAACCGTTTTTAAAATAACGACGTCTGAATGTTGTTGCATCATTAGACAGCAAAGCCGATTGAACACAGCCCAAATAATCTGGCGTACCATAAACTTGTTGCAAAGGGTCATATTGATAAACCCAAATAATATCCCTCGCTTTATAACTTACTTTTTTATCATCACGTTCAAGTAAATAATAATCACCATTCTTACGTTTACGGATATGAGCAGAGGGCAATGGATGCAAACGAACTACACGGCCAAAGTGATCGCGAATCTTCAAAATCGCTACATCACCAAATTCTAATAAATTGTGAACCAGTGATTGCACTTTTAATACATTCATTCCACCTTTCAAAAATCGGCCTGCGATCATATTGCGTCGCGCCATTAATATGGCCCCGTGATAAGCATTCAATCGCGTCAACTTATTAAGGCCTAATCTATCAAGCGGTGGTTCCCAGTAATCATCTGCATCATTATAAAAAAGCTCGTTATATTCATAATTATTAAAATCATTCGCCATTTCAGGCGCGCCAAAACTAAACATCAAACTTTCATTTTCATTCTCGTTTTTATTATCGACTGGCGATTCTTTTTTTATAAACTTCTTTTTCATGCGGCTGTTTTCCATGTGGATTTGCGTTTGTTAGAGTGATCAAGTGGCTCGTTAATCAGTGCGTGAGAAATAGCCCAGAACACATCAGCATGCCCAACTAATTCACTTCGGTCTGCGCGGAATGTCATATTGCCACCGCCATTGGTCGAGGCGCGTTTAATCGCCATAAATGCTGATGCAATATCTTTCTGCTCTTCATCAAATTGCAGGCGTTTAGATTCAACAACATCAATCATCTTCATTACTAATCGCGTCTTACTTTCATTACTGTAATGAATGGCCACAGCTTCACGGGGATATTCAGCACTCAATAAATCCCAAACCCCTGCACCAATCCCAGTCGTATCAATGCCCAGATAAGTAGCGTTGTATCGTTCCATCACTTTTTTAATTTCATTGGCTTGATACTGAAAATTTAACCCTTTCCAATAATGCTTTTCTAATAATCGAAAAGGTTCACCGGCTTTCATTGGTGGGGCCATCACCACCAAACAGGCATTATCACGCGTTCGTGACGGATCATAACCAAGCCAAACTTCACGACGCGCAAACGGAAAGTTTTCATGCGCGTTAAAGTCTTGCCAAATGCCAGGGTCAACCATAAGCTTTTCAACATCCGTAAACTTAAATACAGACTTAGCATCATCAACAAATTCACATTTATATAAATTTCTAAATGCATCAGGGCTGAATTCTTCCTCAAGTTCATCAGGGTCAATTAAGTGACAGCCCATTTTCACCGCGTCATGCACATCAATCACATAACGCCACTGTTTGTCAGGACAAACACGACCGCCATCTTTTAACTTATCAAAGCTTGGAAACTCAATATTTTTACGGGTTGATTTACCACCGCGCCACATGTCACCCGTCCAGAACGGATAAGCAGGGTGGTTTTTGCTAGAAGGTGTTGAAAAGTACGTTTTACGAAAACGCTTTTGCGTAGCACAAGCAGAAACAACATCACTTACTTTCTTAAAGTCACGGATCCAAAAGTATTCATCAACATAAACATTACCAGCGCGTGATTGTGCAGAATTAGCAGACGTTGCTAAAAAGTGAAGTTCCGCCCCGTTTGGCAATTTAATAGGATTGCCCTTTAACGTAATATCAAAAAACGTTTGCGCAATATGAATAATATAACTGCGGAAAACTTCAGCTTGCGATTTAGTTGCAGAGATAAAAATCTGATTCTCACCAGTCAACACAGCATCTTCAAATGCTTCACCGGCACAACCAAAAGTAAAACCAATTTGACGAGATTTTAAAGCATTACGAGTACGCGGCATTGATGGGTCATTCTTAACCGCGCGCATCAACTTCTGGTATTCAAATAAACTCTCAACCCAAACGTCAAAATCTTCAGGCGTTAAATCATCAACCGTTCTGGCCTTCTCTTTCTTCTGGCTCTGCTTATTATTAGTGCGTTTATTTGATCGTTTATTATCAGAACGTTTTTCAGAAGAGGTTGAAGCATCAGCTGCTTGCGCCACTTTCTCTTGAGCGCGTTGTTTTTTAAGAATCGTGTGATGTTTTATTAATCGGTCCAGTAAATCTAGGTTTGCTTTACTAGGCTCTGGTATCTCAAGAATGGCTTGAATCTTTGAAGATATTGCTTCATCAACCGTAAATTCACGCAACATGTCGCGCCAACCATGTTTATCAGCCCAATAATAAACAATACGTTCATTATTCAGCCCTAATTCATTGGCAATACATTTGGGAGTCCATCCCTTTAAATACAGCACTTTTGCCGCTTGTTTTATTTCTGCTGTATACGCCATTTATTACCCTAATGTTGAACTGAACATCACAAATTAAAATCATCATACCCCCCGAAAAAACAGAACTTACACACAGTAATTCCAAATAATTCCTAGATGTTAAAAATCGGAATTCATCGGAAATCAACAAGCTGAATCGACCATACCAAAGGCGTATGGTGTGATTTATTAAAGAGAAAAGATTGTTTTGTAAGTAAAAATTTAGCAGGAGGACGTGATGTAATGGCTAATAAAGTTAGTGATTGGAAAATCATAGCAACCGAAGGTGCAACCGTAGATGGCCGAGAAATTAGTCCTAAATGGATTAAAGAAATGGCTGACTCTTATTCACAAAATGAATATGGTGCACTGATTTGGCCAGAGCATAAGCGTTCAGGATGGGATTTATATGACGGAAACAATTGGGGCGAAATCCCTGCATTAAAAGCAGAGAAGCGCGCTGGTAAATTACGTTTATTAGCAAAAATGATCCCTAATGAGTTTCTATTAGAAGCAAATGAAAAAGGCCAAAAGTTATATACATCTATAGAACCAAATCCGGACTATAAAGGTACCGGCCGTTGTTACCTAATGGGCATTGCAGTGACTGACTCCCCGGCAAGCTCTGGCACAACACGACTTACATTTTCAACATCCAACGGCAATGAAAAAAGTCTTGAATGCAGCCACCTCGAAGAGATTGATTTCTCAGAGTTCAGCCAATCAAGCCTTGTTTCAAACGCCTTTCATACCCTCGCAAAATTTTTCCAAACTGGCGGTCAACTGCCAGGCGCAGAAAACAAACCACAGGAAGAAGAACCCATGAATAAAGAACAGTTTGAAAAAATCGAGGGCACGCTTGCCTCGATTGTAGAGAAACAAGAAGCACAGCAAACAAAGTTGGATGAATTTTCAACCACGTTAACTAAGTTTTCAACACCCGCGCCGACAGAAGTAAAGCCAGAAGAACCTGCGCCAGAAGGTGAAGCGCCAGAAGAAAAGAACTTCAGTGCGTTAACGGCTCAATTACAAACAGTGATCGACAATCAAACAAAACTAGAAACACAGTTTAATGACCTAAAAAACGAAGTACCGGGTCAAGAAAATAGTGGTGAAGGTTCATCAACTAAAGTGGAGGCGCTTTAATGTTTAATCCATTAGCTAGTAAATACTTAAATGAATACTCAGCAGCATTAGCTCAAGCAGCAGGTGTTATCGACGTAACAGCACAGTTTTCTGTAAGCCCACCAATGGAAACAAAACTGCGTGCGGCAATTCAGCATTCAGACTCATTCTTAAAAATGATTTCAATGATTCCAGTGGACCAAATTACAGGGCAAGTGGTCGATGTAGGTGCAGGTGCATTATTAACAGGCCGAAAAAAAGACGGTCGCTTTAGCGCTAAGTTAGGCGTTGATGGAAATACTTACACATTAGTTGAAACAGACTCAGGTGCTGCAGTTACATGGGTGACATTAACGCAATGGGCCAACTCAGGTAACGCAGGCGAATTTGTTAAATTAATGAATGCGGCAATCACACGTAACTTTGCATTAGATATGTTACGAATTGGTTTTAATGGAACAAGCGTTGCCGAAACAACAGACCCAGTTGCAAATAAACTAGGTCAAGATGTTAACAAAGGTTGGTTGACTGTCGTTAAAGAAAAAGCCGCTGCACAAGTTCAAGCATCAGCAATTCTTGACCCAACAGGTGCAACAGAAGACTCATACAAAAATCTAGATTCACTTACAAGTGACCTGATCAATACAACGATTGATGAAATCTTTCAAGGTGACCCTGATTTAGTGGTACTTGTTGGTCGAGATTTAGTGGCAACTGAATCGCATCGTTTACTTGAATCAGCAGATACACCAACTGAACACAAAGCGGCACAGTCACTTGCAAAAACAATTGGCGGCAAAAAAGCTTACACACCGCCGTACTTCCCTGCGACTTCTATTTGGGTAACAACACTAAGTAACCTGCAAATTTTAACGCAAAAAAATACACAGTGGCGCAAATCACGCAATGAAGAAGATCGAAAACAATTTGAATCTTCATACATTCGCATGGAAGGTTATGCAGTGGGTACGCTTGAAAAATTCGCAGCAATTGAAGCGGTAACAATCGTTTAAAAAAGGGAATTATCATGGCAAGTCCACTAAAAAGACAACGCGACGCACAGCTTAAACAGCTACAAAAACAGCAAGCGCCTACGCAAGTTGTAACCGCCACAGGTGATCAACCGCCTAGCCTGCATTTGTTGCTGAATGAAATGGATAACGACTTAAAACGCCTAAAAGCGTTAACACGCCAAGACGATAAAATTGCGTTGAAACGTGATGAGTTAATCCCAAAATATCGTGCCTCAGTTGAAGAGTATTTAGAAAGCGAAGACCTTTTTAAAAATCCACTTTTCAGCCACATGGTGGTATGGATGTTCGACATTGAAGAGCTAGAAACCGCGATTGCTTGGTGTGATATTGCCATTGATAAAGGCTTTGAAAGTCCGTTTAAACGTGACTTTGCAACCTTTTGTGCAGATCAAGTATTAGCCTGGTCAGAAAAAATGAGTGCAGCTGGTCATGACATTGAACCTTACTTCACTAATGTGTTTGAAAAAATAGTGCTTGAATGGCGATTAAACGAAAAAGTTGTTGCTAAGTATTACAAATTTGCAGGATTGTTTTTACTGCGTGACAAAAATGGAAAGCCGTTGGCTAGTAGCGTAGGCGACATTGAGATACTTGAGAAAGCAATGTCATTTTTACAAGAAGCCGGAAAAAACAACCCAAAAGTGGGCGTAACAACCCACATTGATAAAATCGGTCAACGTATTCGCGCCATTCAAGACGGCACGAATATATAACGACTCTCTGCCACCGCGCCTCGACTAATGAACGCGAGTAAATGAATTAATTCACTTAACTTGATGTTTCACTTAGCGGCTAGAGGCGCACTCATTTAGGAACGATGATGTTTACAGGTCAAAACAAAGAATACCAAAGTACAGAAATTGAAAACGACGGTTTCTGGCCAAACATCAACGCAGGCGATTTTGAAAAGCGTCGTGGTGTACCGATTGACTTAAACAAAGAATCGATCGCTTACTCTGTCGCATCAGCAATCGGCCAAATCAACATCGAGCTACAAAAAAAACAAGCTGAATATAAAGCAAAGGGCTTTGAAGCAGCCGCTGACGTAACAGGCCAGCCATCAATAGATGGTAAAAACCTATTAGTTATCTTGTATGAAAAAGCGGTTTTTGCGCGTGCTAAATCTGAACTACTCCCTGAATATGCGACACAGCAAACCAAGGATGCAGGCGAAAACGTGGCATCAAGCCATTCAGAAATACGTGATCAGCTATTAGCAGAATCACAGCAACATATACGCGCCATTAATGGCAAAAGTCGTTGCGGAGTTGCACTGTTATGAGTGAGCCAGTAAGCCAAACAAGCGCAGGATATTACTTGCAAGGGCTAGTACAGCACCTAAACAGCGTAATACCTCAACGCCAACATAAAAATATTGAATGTTGGATGGAAGATGTAGAGCTGATCATCGGTTCTAAAAATCAAGGGCACGGTGCAGACATTGGTTTTTTATCTTATACCGCGTCATGGAGTTTTGAGCGCTTCCCGTTTAAAGAGCTCGACCCAGCCGTGGTCATGGCCAACGTCATAGCATGGCTTGAAGATAACGATCAACATCGTGATATTTACGAATTAAACGATCCAAGTTTTGACGTAGAAGCCGAAAGCGACACCACAGTGACCATGACATTAGACGTTGAGTTCATAGAGCCAATAATGGTGGTACCAGAACCTGATGGGGATATTTTGTGGCAAGGTCAAAAATGGGCATTAGCACCTTATGAAATATGGACCGCAACACATGGTGAAGTGTTTATAGCTAATACGTTACCAGTGGCTTAAATGATAGAAATTAGTTTTAACCGAAGCACAAGGCAGACAGCCAGAAACGTATTGCAAGCGATCGCATTGCCGCCACGAAAGCGAGCAACGTTATTAATGCGAGTGGCTACAAATATTACAAAAGTATCAAAAAGCAATATTACCAAGCAAAAAACGCCAGATGGCCAAAAGTGGGCGAAGCGTAAAAAAGGCCGAGTAAAGCGAAAAGCAAAAATGCTAATGGGGTTAAAAGACAACATTGGTGTCAGTAGTAGGTCGAATGAACGAGAGGCGATTATTTCGCTAAAAAGAGGTGATTACCGGATAGCTGCAGGTGCATTAGGGAAGATTCATAGTGATGGAAATACAAGAACGGTTAAAGCGAATGAAAACGCTTATAAAAAATTTAGTAAAAAAAAAGGTGTAGGTATTAGCCGACAACAAGCCAAAGCACTGGTGGCGTCGGGGTACAAAATTGCGGCATCACGAATTAATTCAGGCGCACCTAAAAGGAAAAAGAAGGTGCCAAGCGTGAAGTGGTTAGTTGCTAACTTTAGTCATGAAGAAACTAGATATGCATTTTGGTGGATGAGAAATGAAGGCAAGTTGGAGAGTAGTTCAAGTTGGACAATAAAAACACCATCACGTCGCTTCCTTGGAGCAAGTAAAGAGAAAACCCAGAAAGCATGGGATAGAGCGTTTCAAAGCATCAACTACGGTAGACGCAGACGCAGATAATAAAAATCACATAAAATAAAAGAGGTAGCAGCATGGCATTCCCAACGGTCATTATTAACATTTTAAACATGATGAGAGGCAGCATTCCTGCTGTTGAGTTTCATTTTCTTTATGTCGGTTACGGGACCGTGCCAGATGGTGCAGAGCGTAACTTGATCATAGTAGATAACACCTCAAATTTAGATGACGTGTTATCAGATGCAGATGCATCACTACTAAGGACCATGCAAGCCGCCCAATTAAATGGTAAGCAAAGTTGGACCGCAGGTGTCATGATCTTAAAAGAAGGTGATGATTGGCAAGATGCAATCAACAAAGCAAACGAAACATCAAGCTTTGAAGCCACTGTGTTAAATTTCCCTGCAGTCGATAAAACATTACTCGAATCTGCTATTGCACTGCGCCATGAGCTAAAAGCAAAACTAGGCCGTGAAACCTTTGTAATCTGTACCACGCCAGCCATTGATGCAACGGCAGTAACAGGCCAAACATGGGCTGATTATTTAGCCGATACCGCCGCGATTCAGGACAGCGTAGCCAGTGAATACATCACAGTGGCACCGCAACTGCACCTAAACAATTCAACAGTGGGCATCTACGCAGGCCGACTCGCTAACCAAGAAGTATCAATTGCCGATTCACCTGCCCGTGTAAAAACAGGTAGCGTATTAGGCTCAACAGACTTAGCCGTAGACATGGACGGAAAACCCCTACAACTCGCCTACTTAAAAGCGCTAGAAACAAATCGCTATGCCGTGCCAATGTGGTTCCCTGATTATCCTGGTCAATACTGGACAACTGGCCGAACGCTTGATGTGCCAGGTGGTGACTATCAAGACATTCGACACATTCGCGTAGCAATGAAAGCCGCACGTAAAGTTCGTATTCGAGCGATTGCACGTATTGCTGACCGTGAATTAAATTCAACGCCCGGTAGCATTGCATCAGCAAAACTCTATTTCACTCAAGATTTACGCGAAATGGCGATCACTAAATTGATCGGTGATTATGAATTCCCCGGTGAAATTTACCCGCCAGAAGATGACGACATAGTGATCACATGGGTGAACAGTGAAGAAGTTGAAATCTTACTAGCGGTTCAGCCATACGACTGCCCTTCGAAAATAACGGTCGGCATCATGTTAAATCAAAAAACAGGAGCATAAACAATGAGTGCTAAATTCTCAGGGCGTAACTTTGACGTCACTATTTTAGGGGTGATGGTGCATGTTAAATCAGCAAGCGCCACCATTAACGATGAAACGGCCGTAGCAAAATCGCGTGGTGTAACAGATGGCTACACAGATGGCAGTGTGACCTGTGATGTTGAATATGAAGTTGATTTAAGTAACTTCAAAAAGTTACAACAAAAAGCACGTGAAGCGGGTTCATGGCGCGGTGTCGAACCATTTGATTGCATGTTTTATGCAAACAACGGCCAAGATGAAGACAAAATCGAGCTATATGGAGTCAAACTATTAATTGCAGATCTAATCGCATTGGACCCAGACAGTGCAGACAAAACAACCCGTAAATTAAAAGGCTTTGTCACATCGCCAAACTTCGTAAAAATAAACGGCATCCCATACTTAAGCGCAGACGATACGCGCGGATTGGTGTAATCATGGACGCCTTTGACCGAGTAAGTGAACTGGAAACGCGCCAACGACAAATGGCGCTATCAAACCACTTTAAAGCAAATCAAAGCAAATTAGTGGTCAGTGAAACCCATTGTGTTGAGTGTGGAACCGAAATACCGGAAGCACGACAAAAAGCGGTCAAAGGCTGTCAGCATTGCGTTCACTGTAAATCGTTATCAGAACGGGGAAAGCTATGAAACATTTTATTTTAAAACGTCGATACTTTGAAGAGGGCACATTCTCAACGTTGCACCGCGCAGATGGTAGCAAAGTGTGTTGTGTTGTAGAGCGCGAATGGAAAAACAATAAGCCATTTAACTCGTGCGTGCCAGAGGGTGATTATTTATTAGTTCCTAATAACTCACCAAAATACGGGAAAGGATACGCCATGGTGGCCCCAACTTTAGGAGTTACAGTTGACGGGCCAAGCATTAGAACAGCATGTTTATGGCATATAGCAAATGTCCCAAGTGAATTGTTGGGGTGTGCGGCTCCAGGTTTAAGTTTTGGTTATGTCAAAGGCCAATGGGGTGTCGTTAGTTCAGGCGTTGCATTCACCGCATTAATGAAAGAGCTGGGCGGCGAACCTGCACAACTCACCATAGTGAAGGACTAATTATGTGGGATAACGTAAAAAATATTTTAGGTACCGCCGCGCCGATTATCGGCACATTAATCGGTGGCCCAGCAGGAACAGCCGTGGGCAGTTTGGTGGCCAGTGCGCTAGGGGTTGAAAATACGCCACAGGCCATTGAACAAGAGCTGAAAAATAATCCAGAAGCCTTGGTCAAACTGAAGCAACTTGAATTTGAAAATCAAGTACAGCTTAAAAAAATTGCATTTGAACATGCATCACTTGAAAGCGAAGAACGCAAATTAGCAGTGGTGCAACAAAATGCCACCATGCAAGCTGAACTCGCCAGTAATGATCCATGGGTTCGTCGTTGGCGACCGACTTTTGGTTATGCAGTGTGCGCGGCTTGGTGCTTATTATTCTTCGGCCTCGCTTACGCCATGGTAGTTCACCCAACTGTAGCCGCTGAATTAGTCGGTAGCGTGGTGGCCTTAACACCCTTGTTCGGTATTGCGCTGAGTGTGTTGGGTATCAGTATTCACAAGCGTTCAGTGGATAAACAAGTGCAAGCAGGTAAAGAGCCCGTGGGCATCGTTGCAGGATTGAAAAAAACAATAAAAGGCGGCTGATATGGATGCAAGCTGGTTAAGTTCATTAGTAGCACTCGCGGCATTACTTGTCGCAATAGTAGGCATGTTAGTCGGACATTTTTTTAAATTGTCCAGTGCATTATCAAACCACAAAACCCACGTAGCTGAAAACTACGTGACAAAAGATGAATTCAAAGCCCATGCAGAGCGATTAGAACGCCAAATGGAAACAGGGTTCAACCGAATTTACGACACATTAAACAAAAGAGAGACACCATGAAGAAATCAGCAGTAGCAAAAGCAATTGTCCTAACCATCGGCGCAACTGACTTTACATTTTCACCAACCGTTGCAGACCACAACAACTACACCAACGACCTAATGCCAGATAATAAAATTGCACCGGCCCATACGTTCTTATCACGAACAGTAGCGCCAGAGCAAAAAGAAGCATTGGTTGAATTGCTCGATACCGTGCCAGGTCTAGTGATGGAAGTATTCATGGAAATTAACAAAGCGTCGCGAGGTGGGCTGAAAGTCGCGCTAAAAAACTAAATAACAGGGTCAAGGCCATTGAGAAAAACAGCTTTGAGCAAGCTTTGATCCTGCGTCGTCATCTTTTACCAAATGAGAATGACGAGATTGAAAATCTAGCCAGCGCATTATGGCTAGACAATCATTTGTACGAACGCCAAGAGATAGCCGTTGCCAACGCCATAGGGAAGTTATTTAAAAAATGAGTACGATAACTGACAGACTAATGATGCACATCGGTGTAATTGACCAAGTCACACGACCATTGCGAGGCATCACCTCACAAATGCAAACCACCATGGATGCAGGCCGTAGAGGTATGTCAAATATGGTGACAGGGGGAGCTGGGTTAGTTGCATCAGGGTTGGCAATACAATCGGCATTAATGCCCGCTATCGAAATGGATAGAAAAATGGGCGAGGTAGCATCATTAGGCGTAACCGATGACGCCCTTAAACAACTGCAAAATACCGCGTTAGAATTTTCAGCAGAATATGGGAAATCAGCCACCGACTTTGTGGCCGCATCTTATGATATTCAATCTGCTATTGCAGGGTTAGATGGCAACGAGTTATCACAATTCACCAAAGCATCAGGCGTACTAGCAGCCGCAACTAAAGCCGACACAGGAACAATCACAAACTACATGGGCACCATGTACGGCATCTTTAAAAACCAAGCTAATGATATGGGCAAAGGTGAATGGGTCGAACAAGTGGCAGGCATGACAGCAAGCGCCGTGCAAATGTTTAAAACTACCGGTTCAGAAATGAGCAGTGCATTTACCAGTATTGGTGCAGAGGCAACATCATTTGGTATTGGCATGAATGAACAAATGGCGATCCTTGGTACCTTGCAAGCAACTATGTCAGGTAGCGAAGCTGGTACAAAATACCGTGCCTTTTTAAATGGAGCGGCTAAAGCACAAGACGCACTAAATTTAAGTTTTACTGATAGTCAGGGGCAAATGTTGCCAATGATTGAGATTTTAGAACAATTAAAAGGGCGATATGGTGACACCATTGATGTAGCTGAATCAGCCGAGTTAGCCAAAGCCTTTGGCACCAAAGAAGCCACAGGCATGATAAAACTACTTATGGCTGATACTGACGGGTTAGCGCAAAGCATTGAAACGTTAGGCCAAACGCAAGGCATGGGAAAAGCTGAGGAAATGGCATCAAAAATGACCGACCAATGGGAAAGAATGGAAGCGACCTTTTTTGCAGTGAGAGCCGCAGTATTTGGAGCTATATTGCCAGCAATAAATGCAGTTGTTGGGACAATGGCCGATGGGCTAATGACTGTTGTTGGATGGGTTCAAGAGTTCCCATTGTTAGGTGAGGTACTAGGATGGGTAGCCGTTGGGGTCGCTTCTTTGACTGGGCTTGTTGGCGCTTTAACGTTAGCAAGCGGGTTAGCAACTGTAACACTGTCAGGACTTGCAATAGCTTTTTCAGTATTAACGGGGCCAGTTCTCCTAGGCGTTGCTGTTATTGCAGGCGCTGTAACTGCAATTTGGTCTTACTGGGACAGAGTAAGTGCCTTTGTTGGCGGTTTCATTGATGCCTTTGTAAGGGCTTCAGGTGTTTCCGTTTTGTTTTATCCTTTGATCGACGCTTTTAAAGTTATTGGCGATTTAGTTTCTTGGGCATTTGGGTGGATATCTTCATTTTTACCTGCAATGAATGCAACAGGTGACGCGCTTAATAATGCCGCAAGTGCGGGTGAATTATTTGGCGGGATCGTCGGTGGTGCTTTTAGCGCAATAATCTATCCAATAAAGAAAGTATTAAGTGCAATTGATTGGTTGTTAGATAAGTTGAACCTCATTCCCGGTGTTTCAATTGATGTAGGCACTGAGTTTTCAGAGCTTGATAAAATGACTGCAAATATGGCAGTTGCTCCAGAGGTGAGTGGCGGTTGGTCGAGTTCATACAACAAAACATCAGACGCAGGCTCTGCAATGTTCCCGTATAAACAGCCACAAAATAAAGCGAGTTTACCACCGGGCATGGTAGCGAACGCGACGACGGTCAATAAGCAACAGGCAGGAAATAACAGAACATACGGTGATATAACGGTTAATACAACCGCACCATTCTCGCTTGATTATTTAGAAGAGGCGTCTGAATTCAATGCCGGATAAAAAATATATCGATATTAAAGTAGTTGATGGCGGTTGGGATATTGACGCAGGCCAACAGCCACAAGAATGCAGTGATTTATACAGCATCGCGCAAGATATAAAACACAGCATCATGGAATCAGGGTTAGCACGCGAATTAATCGCAGAGCGTAACGCCGCATTGCGATCTGATGTATTGGTACAAATAGAACAATTAGCCGAGCAAGATGTGCGAATCATCCCCGGCAGTGCAACAGCAACCGAGCTAACAGCAGGACAAATAACGCTGACAGCAGAGGCCTATGAATTTGGTGAACTAGAGGTAAATGCATGAGCAATAGACCAAACGCAGACTTTGAAAGCATTCTTTCAGAATCAAACATACCAACTACCGAAGCTGAATTAGAAATTAAACTAAAAGAACAGGTGGTTGCGGCAGGCAGTAAAGTATCAAATGACTCTGAAATGTCACCGTTTTGGCGTTGGGTGCGTGCTGCGGTTATCGTGCCTACCATCTGGTTAATTAAAACTCTATTAGCGGGTTACGTTCTACCTAATATGTTTATTGCAACCGCCGAACGTTGGGCATTAGAGCTAAAAGCATGGGAGCTGAACGTAACCGTAAAAGCCGCAGTAAAAACACAAGGCTTAATCACATTAACCAAAGCCACCGCAAGTGATGAAGTGACCATTGCCAAAGGCGCTATCATTCAAACATTGCCCATTGATGGCGTAACTTATCAATTGCAAGTATTGGCTGATACAGTGATCGCCATTGGTGATGAAACAGGAAAAGTATTGGTCGAAGCCATGACCGCAGGATTAGCTTATAACCTGCCTGCCGGTTACTTTAATATTTTACCCGTGGAACTACCGGGGATTACTGCGGCTGTCAATGAACCAGATTGGATAACAACATCAGGTGCAAATGAAGAAACCGACGAAGAGTTAGCATTGCGCTTACAAAATGCATTTACAAGTTCAGGCAGTTGGCACATTGATGATGCATATCGTGCAATTATTGCCAGTGTGGCTGGCATTCGTAGTGATAATATATTTTTTGAGAATACAGGAAATATTTCACCTGGTACCGCAAACGCTTATATCGTCATGGAAGTAGGTGAAACGCCACAAAGTTTAATCGATGAACTTAACGCACATATTACTGAAGATGACCATCACGGCCATGGCGATGTGCTGACTTGTTTAGCAATAGCAGATCAAAGCTATGATGTATCAGCCGAAGCCGTATTAGCCGACAACATGACCCAAGAAAAAATAGATACCACCTTATTAGAAATAGAAAACAGAATTAGAGCGGCATTCAGAGAAACAGAAGCCTTTGACGAAATGACCAGAGCAAAACCTAAAAGCCGTTTTAGCGTGTCAAAAATGGCCAGTGAAATTCACAGCAACATGGTGACCGTTAAATCAATAAAGATAAGCATCGATGGTGTGATCCAAGAAGATATTGTCAGCGCGTTAGTTCAACCAAGAATTAACACACTGGTCGTGAGTGAGGAAAGTTAATGCCAGATAAAATACCAGAACAGCCAACCACCGTTGTGCCGTGGTGGCAAGATGGAAGCACAACCAGTGACACCATCAAAGAACCCTATTATTTATCAAAAGGTGTGAGCGCTTTTTTCTCATTAATAAAAGGGTGGTTACTGTTTCCCCTTCAACAATCAGATCCACTGACTTGCAGTGAATCATTGCTTGATGTGATGGCGTGGGATAGAGATATCACTCGTTTTAAAAATGAATCGTTAGGGCTCTATCGTAAGCGCGTTAAATACGCCGCCCTTAATGCAAAAGATTCAGGCAGTGTCGCAGGGTTTAAGCGAATATTTGAGCGGTTAGGTATTGCCATTGTCTCGTTTAAAGAGCGCCAAAGTGAAGAGTGGGACGTTTGTACCATTGAGTTAACTGATAACGATATCTCAAAAAATAGCGCACTGTTGCAAACACTCATAGAGCAGTATGGCCGAACCTGTAGGCGTTATCGGTTTGAAGTTATCTTCCCAACTTTTGCTTATTTGGCCGCAGTGGAGTTTTCACACTCACATGCCATGTTTGTGGCACGAACGTCAGCAGTATGTGAAACCACTGTATTGACCGAGAGAATAAATCATCAACAACAAGTATTTGTCGCCTTTTTATAGGCAAGGAGCATAACCAATGAGTCAAACAGTAATACCACTGCAATTTGAACAATATTTGCAAGAAAAAATTAATGCCGGTTATGGTCCCGACATGAACGAAATGATTTTTGCATATATACCAGGATTAGATTTAGCCGCACCGATTGATCGCACAACCGGATTACCAGACCCATCAACATGGGTGCATAAACAAAGCGTTGATCAGGTTGGAAAAGTCGGTGAAAGCGCGTTAGCATATTCAGTTGTGATCCCATCATCTGTTGCTGAATTTACATTTAACGCTATTTACCTACATGATAAAAATGTGGTTAATTCATGTGGCGTTATTGTGCATAAAATTAGTGAAACAAAAGAGGATGGAATGTCATCAACTAAATCACTACTGCAAGCATATTCAGGTGCAGCGGAATTAACAGGTATAACGGTTGATGCCGAAACATGGCAAATAGACTATCAGGCTAGATTGAACGGAATAGATGACGATCATAGATTAGGTTGTTTAGATAGCTACGGAGAAGCAGCAGTTATAGACGGGTTTAAAGTGAGCAAGCAGACGGTACAAAATAAATATTTGATAACAGCAGGGACGGCCTATGTGGGTGGACTAAGAGCAGTTACAGAAGATGATATTGTTCAAACCATTACCAATAAACCAAGTGATATTTACATTGATGTATATCGCGCGGGGTCTGCACTATCTAGTTATATTAATAACGTATCAATATTTACATCTCAAACAGCAGAGAGTAATTATATTGATGCAGGTGGTAACAAACATTATGTCGAAAAAATTGCAACGATTAATGCAGATGGCAGTGTCACAGATAAAACTACATTAAAAACGGGCGCGTTAGAGCGTGCGGATAATGCTGCGACAGAAGATGATATTAACAATGAAGAAACAAATTTAAAACATGTGAAATTAAACCAATTTTGGAATGGTATTGAGAAAAAAATAGCAGAGTCTGCATTGTTTTCTCAGGGATTGCCGTGGGATAAAAACCGGATTTACAAAACAGGAGAAATATGCACTATTGAACAAAATGGTGAAATACAAATAATGCAGATGTATGCAGGGCCAAACTTAACCTGTGTTAACAAAGACCCTGCTATTTTGACTAATCGACATGAGCAGTGGCAAGACGCTACTGCCCCATTCTGGTGGATACCTTATACTGGCACAGAGGTAGGCATGCCATTTTGGTGGTTAAGTACAGCACCACCAGAAACGGCAATCATGGAGCTAAATGTAAATTTACCAACGGCCGTATATTGGCGCTTAGCGAGAAAATATCCAGAATTGGTCAATGGTAACTTTATCAATACGGGTGAAATTAGAGGTGAGTTTTTACGGGTGCTAGATCAAGGGCGTGGTGTAGATGTAAATCGCAGGGTAGGTTCTTGGCAGGATCACCAGTTTCAAAAGCACAAGCACGATATTCACGGCGAATCCGGCGGAGCAAATAACATTGTTGCGTTTCAAGATACTAATAATGACTCAGGTATAACTTACCCCTATAGCAATGTAGAAAGTCGCGGGGATTCTTACATCCATGTAGGGAATCCAAATACAGGCAGTTATGGTGAAGAAACACGCCCTAGAAACGTCGCACGCGCCATGGCCATTACAATTTAGGAGTTAATAATGTTAAACATAATCTATTACCCAGTGAATATCGCAACAAAAGAAGTATCAAGTGTCGGGTTGATAGCAGAGCATCGCGGTGGAGTATTGCATATTCCTGAGAACGTGTTGAAAACAAAGCCACTTCCTGAAAAAGAGGGGTTTTCATGTATTGCGTTGAATGATTTTTCAGGATGTGAATACATAGCTGATTTTAGAGGGAAAACAATTTATCAAACAGAAAGCCCTCAAAAAACAAAAAAAGTAACAGAGCTAGGAGAAATAGAAAACGGCTATACATTAGAAGAACCATTAAACTATTCGATATGGGATGGTGAGCACTGGGTACAAAAAATAGAGTTAATAAAAACAGCAAAAAAACAAGCAGTAACAGCGTGGCGTGATCAACAAGAAAGCGCAACAGACACAAAAGTAACTGTTGATGGTGTGACATGGGATGCAAACCCAGAATCAAGAACCCGATTAACTGGCGCACTATCAGCAACAAATTTGCCGGATTATTGGACGGATGCCGATAATAATGACCAACCAATAACACGAGAAACGCTGCAAAAAGTGAATGACGAAATCACCGCATTAGGGTTCGTTATACACGCAAGACAACGACAAATGAAAAAAGAAATAGAAAATCTAACGCAATTCGATGACGTAGAAAACTATGTAATTGGTTGGGCGAACTAATGCAAAAATCCGCACTATCATGGCCAAGTGCCGCGCAAGCAATACAAACTAGCGCCGAGTCGGTAACCGATTCGGTTGATAGTGCAATGACCAATGCCGTAGCAAAACTAACCGCCATTGAAAGCGAAGCAAACTACAGCCGTCATCCATTAAGCAGTGAAGCCGAAAGTTTATTAGGCCTACGTGCCGAACTCAATGCGCTGTTAAATCAAGGGCAAGTATTAACCGCCTCGCCCTATCAATTCCAAGTGGGCAATAAACAAGCATCAGGTAGCTATTTAAATCCACAAACCGCGCTTAAAATACTGGCCTCAAAAATGCGCGACCAAGTTGATAAAAACAGACCAACGGGCACAATCAACGCCATTGTTGTGATGGTTACTGAATCACAAATAAAACGCTTTGCAGATTCAATGAATAGCATTACCGCTGTTTTAACATTGCCAGACTGGTGCCAAGTGGCGAGACAGGCCACTGCATTATCAACAAATGGAGTTGATAAATTGCATCAATCGGCATCAATCATACAACCGAGATTTAAACCACAAGCACACTTAAATGCTCAGCCGTTGCGTGAACTGTTAAAACAACAAGGGGCGCAACTGGCCACGCTTGAATCATTAGCCAATGACAAAACCAACGTGATCGGTAAGTTACAAGCATTAGCCGCAAAACGTGCCAATAAATTAAACCAAATAAGCACTGCAATGAATGCGTTAAAATCATTAAATGGTAGTGTTTATAGTCTGTCGATAAGTGGTTCACCTGAAAGTATTGCATCACAACTATTGCAAGCATCAGCGCCCAATAACAACCAATACACAGTGGCAAGCTTATTACTAAGCGAACAGCCGTTAACATTTTTTGAGGATTTACTATGCTGAGTTTAAATGGTGAAGTGATCAAACTAAACGGTATGACCGTTGCCATGTCGATGGAGTTAAAAGACCAAGACATGAGTGGCCAATCATCAGCAACCGACGTGGCAGAACAGGGCGACAAAGGAAAAAAGCTATCCTTTGCCGGCACAGTGCCGTTTAAATCAGTGGACACATTAACCAAACTTTATCAACTCGCATCAGCAAAAGACGACAGTGACAACCGCCAAGTTTACCGCGTGGGTAATGACCTAGCTAAAGCCTTAAAAATTCGTGAAGCCAAGTTTACGAATAACATCAATGCTACCGAACACGCAACACTATTGGCGTGGAATGTCACGTTTGAGCTAAGAGAGCATAATGGGGTGGCAGAACAAAAAGAAAACAGACTCAAAGCAACTACCAAGCCAGAGCAAAAACAAAACACCCGCCATCAACAAGCACTGATTGATGCAGAGCAGGCGGGAATATGAAACTAAACAAACGGCTATACATTAATAACCAAGATGCAAAACTCGCAGAACATCGAGTTAGCCTAAAATTATCATTGGGTAGCGTGGCTATTTTTACCCTGTCAGATGAACTGGTGATTGAAAAAAATCAAGCAGTACGCTTTGATATCGGCTACCAACAAAACATGAAACCATTTTTTGAAGGCTATATTGAAAAAATACAGCCTGCAGAAAATGGCCACATCAAAATTACTGCAAAAGAAAACACAGGAATATTAAGCCACCGCTGGCCAGTTAGTGCAGAACACCCAACCATGCGTGATGTGTTAGCATTATTATCTGATAAAACAGGGTTGGAATTTGTATTGCCAAAAGATGCAGATTACACCGATAGAAAAATACCTAACTTCGTCTGCCAAGGAACAGGCTACCAATGCTTACAGCAAATAGGGCGCGCATTTGAAATAAACGATCTCGTTTGGTTTCAGCATACCGACCAAACCGTGCACATCAGTAGTTATCAAGATTGCCGATTTTATAATAAACCGGTCAACATTCCGCTGGACTTATCATCAAGGTTGAAAGGCGATAACATGACCTTTGCCCCGTTCCCGATGTTGCGACCGGGGGCGCTAATTAAAGATGATAAGCTGACAGAGAAAAGAATTATCCGTTTAGATTTAATGGGCGATGAAATGACCGCCTATTGGGAAACCGATAAAAACAGCGTACCGGCTAAAAAACGAGAAATATTAAATTACTTCCCTGAACTGGCCACGGCTAATCACCTACCCAAATTAGGGCGAGTTGAAGCAGTGCGCGATAATGCCCAAGCAGGACAAACAGCCGATCCGTTTCGCCCTCGTTATTCGGTGGACGTTCAGCTATTAGATGAAAACCTAAATGCAGATACAAATGTGCCAGTTTATCGTTCCATCCCAATGCCTAATACCATGGCAGGCAGTGAATCAGGATTATTAGCCTACCCACTTGAAGGAACATTCGTTGAAATCGCATTTGCTTATGGCCGTAACGATTTACCAATTCTTCGCGGTGTTTATGGACGTGATTATGCATTGCCATCAATCGCACCAGGTGAACAACTGCAACAACAACGTGATGCAGTCAGCCAACGCATCGATGCCGCAGGAAACAACACCGAACAAACAGACCAAACACAAACAAAACGTGCATTTGAACAGCACGACCAAGCCGATAACTACCAAGGCGAATTTGGAAAGCATCGATTAATTGTTGATGAACACAGCATTGAAGAGATTGTGGGTAAAAAAGTCATTGAGGCACTAGGTGCTATCGACCTATTATCAGGTGATGATTTGGTATTGGGCTCACTAGGTAACATGCAAGTATCAACAGCTGGCGAACTAATAACAACAGTCGGTAAATTAAGAACAACTATCATCACATTAGATGACAAACTAAAAGTGCTACAAAACAGAATACAAACAATCGAAAAAGACGACACACTAACAGTCAACGGAAAGCAGACAATCGCAATAACCAAAGACCAAATAATTACCGCAAAAAATATAACGCAAGATGCGGACACAATTAAATTGAATGGTGGTACAGGCGTGATCACATGCCAAAGCATTTGCCCGTTCACAGGTAAACCACATGTGGATGGTTCAACCACCGTTTTTGCAGGAAAATAAACTATGGCATTATCACAGAATTCATTAGAATCAAAACTAGAAACGGAATTGACAGCCCAAGGGTTCGTATTAAGCGGTGAGTTCGCAATGGCAAGCAAACTAGCCACAGCCATTGCAAACGCAGTCGTCGATGAAATAAAACAAAATGCGCAAGTGAACGCCAACAAAGTGGAATAGTTAAAAAAAAGTGTCCATAAACTGTCCACAGTGGTGGTATTAGGGCGCATACAGTGGCACACTGTGACGCACTAAAGCCTTGAGTACCTTAGTAAGTGGTTGTTTTGTAATGTTGGGTGTGGGTTCGACTCCCCCCATCTCCACCACATCAAGGTCTTAAGAAGACCGCTAAAGACCCGCAACGCCCATAACCAAAGGCATTGCGGGTTTTTTTATGTCTATAGGGTTCGAGAGAGACTGCTGACATCTAGTATTTTAACTAGTACTATATCTAGTATCGTAACAATTCAACAAAAGGCGGTACTAGATAATGGCAAGAACAACACCCTTAACCAATACTGAAGTTAAGCAAGCTAAACCCACGATGAAAGACGGTAAGTTGATCGCCAAGAAGCTTTCTGATGGTGATGGTCTCCAAATTAAAATATCCCCTAATGGCACAAAAAGTTGGATTTTAAATTTCAAATGTCCATATACCAAAAAAATGACTTCAATGAGTTTTGGACTATACCCAGCAATATCATTAGCAGATGCTCGAAGATTAAGAACATCTGCAAGAGATCTTTTAGCTCAAGGTTTAAATCCCAAGAATGAAAAAGATTCAAAACAACAATTAGAAGAAGAAAAAAATAGTAATACCTTCAAATTGACAGCTATTAACTGGTTTGAAGTAAAAAAAACTAAAGTAAGCCAAAATTATGCGATAGATATTTGGCGTTCTCTAGAGCTTCACGTTTTTCCTAAGTTAGGGAATGTGCCATTAAATAAATTAGTAGCACCAAAAGTTATTGATGTGATACGTCCTGTTAGCGCAAAAGGCAGTTTAGAAACAGTGAGGCGATTATGTCAAAGGATTAATGAAGTAATGGTTTTCGCAGTTAACACAGGTTTGCTTAATAGTAATCCATTAGCTGGCATTAATAAGGCGTTTGAAGTGCCTAAGAAAAAACATATGCCTACACTTAAACCAAATGAATTACCCGATTTAATGCTAGCCCTAAACACGGCCAGTATTAAAATAATTACTCGTTGTTTAATTGAATGGCAATTGCATACTATGTGCAGGCCCAATGAGTCTGCTGGAGCAAGGTGGGAAGAAATTGACTTTGAAACCAGAATTTGGAATATTCCAGCCGAACGTATGAAAATGCACCGACCGCATAGTATTCCTTTGACTGATCAGACTATGGCATTACTTGAATTTATTAAACCTATTAGTGGAAAGCGTGAATTTTTATTTCCAGCTGATCGGAATCCTCGTAAACATGCAAATGAATCAACAGCTAATGTCGCTATAAGTAGAATGGGCTTTAAAGGGCGTTTAGTTGCACATGGACTTCGCGCATTGGCAAGTACTACACTAAATGAACAAGGTTTTGACGGTGATGTTATTGAATCATGCCTTTCTCATGTCGATGCTAATGAAGTACGAAAAGCCTATAACCGCAGTGAATATCTTGAAAGAAGACAAAAAGTGATGGCTTGGTGGAGTAATCATATAGAACAAGCATCAATGGGTAATATGAGTTTAACTAGATCCAAGGGGCTTAAAATCATAAATGGTTAATTCACCTTATTTTTAATCTATTAGCAATATCACCAGTACCAATGATAATAACCTTTATTCCCCATCAACTTCGTAGCCGGTATAGGTAGTTTTTATAGCTATACCGCTTATAAACCATCTATACCAGTTATTAACAGTCAAGTTAAATGATTACTTATATTTTTGATAAAAATTAGTAAATAATCTGTAATTCTGGCTAAATTATGATCTGTATTATTCTTTTAATAATCTTCTATATCTCTAAGAAGGAATGAGAAATGACTAGATCACTTGAATTAGTTGTTAAATTAGCAACTCCAAAGTCTCCAAAGATGAATACTTTAAATAATGGGGCTTTTAGTAATGACTTTTTAGAACGCAATGAGATTTTATCTGAACTCGATCTTTCAAATACAAAGTATCGTTTAGGTATGCTAGTAATAAAGGCAAAGTACTTTGATAATGTTCCTAATAATATAGTTGAGTTACTTGAGCATATTAACAAAAAATTCTTATCTATTGGAGTTGCTGCTAGTAAGGTCGCTTCAATTATTGTAATTAATATGCTCACTAGGACCCCCATACCAAGTCAATATAAAAAAATAGAATCTTTGTACAAAAAATTTGGACCTAAAGCAGAACTTGCTTTGAAAAAACAGATCGAGATTAAAAATCAATTAGACGAACTATATGAAGATAGTTATCAAAGAGAACAGTTGAAGAGTATTCTGAAGTATGAAAAATTAAAGCTTGATCAATTAGCCCGAGAAAAGGCTAAAAGTACGACGCTATGCCCTAAATGCCAGGGTGCAAGTTGTGACTTGTGTACTTCCGGTCACATACGAATAACAATGGACGATGCCTTACAGCTTTTTCATATGTTCAAAATCCCTCTATGTGTAAATTCGTTCTCAATAACATATTGGGAGCCAATTTTATCAATTTTTCGTGAGTTAAGGTGCATGGAAAAAGAGGCTGTACATCAAATGGGCTTAAAGCATAAAAAAATAAATAAGACTAAAGCTAACTATTGTCTTCTAGATTCGTAATTTCCATTTCAACGGGTTTGTACAATATTATAAGCCCGTAAAATTTATTATTACTTTAGCCTCAGTAAATAGTTATTCAATTGATTTACTTTAAGGATTCTAAACTCTCCTAATATATACCCTTTATTGGCAACTATTATTTATGGGAGCTGTGGTGAATTGATTTATAAAACGATAGTGCTATTCATTTTAAAAACATAATTAAGGGGTTTTTATATAAAAAATGTTACTGAATTTTGTTAATTTTTTATATGGCCTTACAGATTAGTACAATAATGTTTTCTCAAATTACGGCGTTATATTTTTTCCGTTAATATTTTTGATTAATTTGTTATTTACGTAATACAAATTTTGTAAATCGAGGATATGATAATTACCTCCCCGGTAATGTACATATCAATATCCAACTTAAGGCGTATAAAAGCCTGCAACTCATTCATTATTAATCAAATAAAGTGATTTAAAACTCAATAAAATGATTAATGTTTGTTATCATAAATCATCTATTTGTTCTATTAATTATCTGCAATTAAAGAGACCTTCATGACAGCTACAACTAAGAAAAGTCCAACGACAAAAAAAACTAAAATTGGTTTTGAAGAATCCCTTTGGGATGCTGCGAATAAATTGCGTGGTAGTGTTGAATCTGCTGAATACAAGCACATCGTATTAAGCCTTATCTTCCTTAAATTCATTAGTGATAAGTTTGAAGTGCGTAAAAATGCCATTGTTGCAGAGTACGGTAATGAATATATCGATATGGTTGAGTTTTACACCATGGAAAATATCTTTTATTTACCTGAAGACGCACGTTGGTCGTTTATTCAAATGAACGCCAAACAAGATGATATCGCGGTAAAAATCGACTCAGCGTTACATGCCGTAGAAAAAAGCAATAAATCATTGGCAGGCGCATTACCCGATAACTACTTTTCTCGTTTAGGGTTAGATAGCAGTAAACTCTCTGCATTAATCGATACCATTAACAATATCGACACAATCGCTAAAGAAGGTGCCGACAACGCAGAAGAAACTAAAAGCGAAGAAGATTTAGTCGGTCGTGTTTACGAGTACTTTTTAGGTAAATTTGCGGCATCTGAAGGTAAAGGCGGTGGTGAGTTCTACACACCAAAATCCATTGTTACGCTGATTGCCGATATGATTGAACCGTTCTCAGGTAAAATTTATGACCCATGCTGTGGCTCAGGCGGCATGTTCGTGCAATCGCTTAAATTCATTAATAGCCATAACGGCAACCAAAAAAACATCTCTATTTACGGGCAAGAATATACCAATACCACCTATAAACTGGCGAAAATGAACCTTGCCGTACGTGGTATTTCAGGAAATTTAGGCGATGTAGCCGGTGACAGTTTCTTTAAAGACCAGCACCCTGATTTAAAAGCCGATTACATTATGGCAAACCCTCCGTTTAACCAAAAACAGTGGCGAGCAGATAATGAGTTAGTAGACGATGCACGTTGGGCGGGTTACCCAACACCACCAACAGGTAACGCCAACTATGCGTGGATCATGCACATGATTTCAAAACTTAGCGAGCACGGCACCGCTGGTTTTGTATTAGCCAACGGCTCAATGAGTTCAAATACCAGCGGTGAAGGCGACATTCGCCAAAAAATCATCGAAAACGATTTAGTCGATTGTATGATCGCCTTACCGGGGCAACTGTTTTACACCACACAAATTCCCGTGTGTTTATGGTTTATTAGTAAAGACAAACGCGGTAATGATGAAAAAGGCTTATTAAAACGCCGTGACCGACAAGGTGAAACGCTATTTATTGATGCGCGTGAAATGGGCTCGATGGTTAACCGTACCTTAAAAGAATTAACCAATGACGATATTGCCAAAATCACCGAAACTTACCATATTTGGCGTGGTGAAGAATTTGTTGTTGAAAGTGAGGAAGCAAGCGAGAAAGCACAAAAAGAGTACCAAGACATCGCGGGTTACTGTAAATCAGCCACCCTTGCTGAGATGAAAGCCAACGATTATGTATTAACACCCGGTCGATATGTTGGCGCAGCAGATCTTGTTGACGATGGTATTCCCTTTGAAACTAAAATGACAGAACTCAGCCAAACCCTTTATAGCCAAATGAATCAAGCTGAAGCGTTAGATAAAGCGATCCGTAAAAACTTGGAGGCGCTGGGTTATGGGGAATGATAAATTATGTGATATTGCAGATGTAATTGATTCACTTCATAAAACACCACAGTATGTAACCTCAGGAAAACCAATGGTTAGAGTTACTGATGTAAAGTATGGGAGTATTAATCTTGAAAAAACTTTTAAGGTTGATGAGATTGTTTTTGATGAGTTCTCAAAACGTTATCGACCAAGTAAAGGTGACATCATAATAACAAGAGTTGGAAGTTATGGCATAACGGCTTTAGTTGAAGAAACTAATTTTTGTTTGGGTCAGAATACTTCTGCAATAGTTCCTAAAATAAATCCTAGATATCTATATTTAGCAATAAACTCTTCTTTTGTTAAAAACCAAGTAGAGAGTTTAGTTGGTGGTTCGACGCAAAAAACATTAAGTCTAAAAGTTATCAATGGTTTGCTTATTCCTCGGTTTCCTGAGGATGTAGAAGAAAAAATTGCAAATATTGGTGCAAGATTAGATGATAAAATACAATTAAACCAACAAACCAACCAAACCCTAGAAAAAATGGCGCAGACGTTATTCAAAAGCTGGTTTGTTGATTTTGATCCTGTGTTTGATAATGCATTAGCTAAGGCTGATTTTAACCTAGAAGCTCTACCAAGTACGTGGCCTGCAGCATTAGTACAACGTGCAACATTACGCTTACAGGTGTTGCAACATAACCCTGGACTGCAAACAAAACTAACACAGCACAACCTAGCAGAACCTGAAAATAACATAGAGCTGGCACAAGCAGAAAATACCCACCAACACTTCCCAAGCGAGTTTGAACCAACCGACGCCCCCTCAATCGGCATCAACGGCTGGATTCCAAAGGGATGGGAGGTCGTCCCAGTATCAAAAGCGATTCAAGTAAATCCTAGAACAACGTTGCCTAAAGGTACTGTCGCTAAATTTGCAGATATGAAATCAATACCAACCTCAGGCTACATGGTTGATGAAATCATCAAAAAAGAATTTTCTGGAGGTGCAAAATTTAAACAATATGACGTTTTATTAGCCCGCATTACTCCATGTTTACAAAATGGTAAAACAGCATTAGTAGACTTTCTTGCTGATGATGAAGTTGGTTTTGGCTCAACGGAGTTTATTGTTCTTAGGAAAAATAAGAGCATTAGCTACCCGTTCATTGCATGTTTAGCTAGAGAAGAAAACTTTAGGGCTCATTGTATGCAAAGTATGGTTGGTTCTTCTGGTCGTCAACGAGTACAAAATCCGTGTTTTAATGATTATTATCTAGCACTTCCAGAAGAAAGCGTTGTTCTTAATTATTTCACTGAATTTGCTAAACCAAACTTTACTAAAATGATGAGTAATAAACTCGAGACTCAATCTTTAACAAAAATCCGAGAAGCACTTTTGCCAAAATTAATTTCAGGTGAATTACAAATTACGAATGCTCGAATTACAGAAAAAGAGGAATGCTAATGTTTTCTTTTTTTGGGAATTTATTTAAAAATCTCAATTATTATGTAAATAAAGACATTAATGAAACTATTTATAAAAACGAAGCGTTTAAGCAAAATAAATGGAGTTTCTTTGAGGGACAAATTGTTCAATGGTCACAACGATACCTGTTCTATGTCAGCATGCTGTTCTTCTTCTTTGTTTTGCTATCTTCAAATTTATTAGTATGGAAGCCTGAGTTAACAGCATTAGCTTTACCCTTTATCAAAGACAAGAATGCCTTACTCGGCTGGCAACAAATATTTTTGGGTGGTCAATTAACTATCGTTGCGGTTATTTACCCACTTGTTGTTGGTTTGATTGGAGTTCTATTACAAAATACAGCAGGATCTCAAACTATCTTGCCAATTTACCAGAAATACTCTGGTTTTATGTTTTCAGGTTTGAGTGGTTTAGCTTTATCTTTATTTATACTTCTCGGTTACTTTTCCAAGCCTTGGTTAAGCGATTCAAACTACCTAGCTGTGTGTATCTCATCGGCAGTATGGCTATCACTAAACATTCTGCTGACCTCATGGTTTTTTGCTAAAACATTTTCAATATTAGATGCCACGAAACGAGATAACTTAATTATTCGTTACTCGATTAATGAGTTATGTATTAAAGATATAAAGAGCCGCCTAAAAGTTATATTTGTTGAACATTCCTGCCATAAAGGTTTTCTATCCTTCCAAAACAAATCAATTCTAAAAATTGAAAATCATAATTACACAGATGAAGGATATGAAGTTTTAACTGTAAATGTTAACAAACATAAATCACTAAGTAATATTCGATTTTGGTTACTTAAATTAGCAATTCGATTGCAAGTAATGATCCTTTTTTTATTCAGGAAAAAAGGACTGACACTTATTTTTCAACCTTATCGTTTATCTAAGGCGTTAAATGAATTTCATCTTTGCAAAACTAATTTTAAATTAAATTATCTGGTTAAATTTTTGATAAAGGGATCGGTATCATACAAAGCTGTTGATAACCTAAGTGATGAAAGCTTTAAAGCAATGTCAGATGGTTTGTTAGGCTCTGCCATTGACTCTATCAATAACGACAATACGCATGGATTTGAAGTTGCGGTAAATAATTTAATTGCATGGCATATAGAAATATCTTCTAGCTTAGCTTTTATTAATGATCACGGTAAAAAAGACAATTGGATCCTATTACCAAATTCTGGCCTGTTTGGACGTAGTTATTTAAATGAATTGAACACAGAGTATTATAAACTTTCTCGGCTAGCATCAGAGAAAATTATGATTACATCTAGTTACTTCCAAAAAATGTTGACCTTGCATAAAAGGATTAACTCATTTGGTTACGGAGTATCTGCGAGAGAAACGGCTGTGCTCATTGAGGGAAATTATTTACAGTGGCACATATTAGTTGAATGGTATTCAGTGCATCTAAATCAATCAGATATTAGGTTAGCAAATAAATACGAAGAGCTTTTGTACATATTTGTAGGAGCTTGGGAGGACTGGTTAAACTCGATTGAATATAAGTATAAACGTGAAGGAGATATGGAAGAAGCTTATCCTTCCTTCATTTCTCATCTGGGTTTTTCAGCACAAGCTGTTATCTCTGCTTTACGTTTTGAAAACTTTGAAGCCACCAGTTGGGCTATTGATATCTTAAATAACTGGTTAAATAATTTCTCTAAAAAAGACCATTACCATCAAGAATATCAATGGAAAATTGAATTCCTGACAACTGCTCAGCTTACTGTTACTAATAAAGATAATAGATTCTGGAAGAGTATATTGAATGAGCATAAGTATGAACATGTGCCTGCTTTTGAACTTGCATTTAAAAACCTTACAACAGATCTTAGGTTGATCACTGCTTGTTATATTTTATCAAAACCTAAATCAGACCATGAAGGTAAGATTAAGAATCATGTATTAACTCTCCTGTCTGGCCAATGTAAAGATGGTGGTGACTCTGCTGTATCAACTCAATTTACAAATCCAGGCGAGGTGCTTGGTGCATATATTAGACAGGGTGAATATATATCGTCTGATGGAAATAGGCCTTATAAAGATTATTTGTCTTCAGTTATCGAGAAATTTGAAAGAATGGATACGCAGAAAATGGTTTCTGGCCGTTCATATTCTGGCTGGGGGGGGATAGATTCTCCTCTTAGTATGAAACGTGCATACATTGAAATATCACTTTCAATGTCATCAAGCGTTTGGTTTTTGAGCGAACGTTGGTACAAGTTTATTTTATCTGAAATGTTTGCACAAACTTCTCGCTATAATTTAGTTCAAGAACTTAAAGAGTGGATAAAAATAGCTGAGAATATTGAAAGCTCCATCCTATGCGCTGAAGGTCAACTTAGAGTATTTAAAACTAATTTCAAGACGTCTATTGAGAAAATTATAGAAAGGATTGAAAGTGTTAATAATAACCTTCTTGAAAATGCCGAAATTGATGAAAACAAGCTTAATCAATTAGCTTTGTTCGCTTCAAGTCCTTTCTTAAAAATACAATCTCCACAATACCCATTTAGTTTATTCGATAAAGTGAGCAACAAAGATTTTGTTAGCAACGCCACTGCACACAAATTGACGATTAATGGATTTGGCAAAGACAGGGTTGCAGAAGGGATTGATTCAACGTATGTGATTAACGAAGAAAATTGGCTTGCTGATGGGGTAAAAAATCAAGTCGATAAGAGTATCTATCAAAGTGTAATTAATAAAGTCCCATCTGAAGAAGTAGTTTGTGAATCAGTTGAAGTTACATTTGCTCAAATTCGTCGATTAGCATTAGATTTTGAAAAACCAGTTTTGTTTATTTCACACCGTAATTTTGAAAATACGATAAGAAAATACACTTATGATGCAAATAATTCCAGTTTATTTGGCATTGAACTAAGGGATGGTTTTAGTGGGGGATACCTTTGCCATATCGATAATTGTCCTGTCTACAGGTTACCGTTAAGAGAAGGTAAACAGTGTTTAATTACCTCTAGAAACTTGTTTAAGAAGCTTTTGTTTTCACCTGTTGATGAGCTGCAACAAAGATACGTTAATGCATCTTTTGCAGTTTCTGATAATAACATTGAAGGGAAGTTATCCTTAACATTCTTTATGGAAATACAGTTGAGTAATGATCAATGTATTCAACTAAATCTGACATTTGATAATGAAGCTATTCAATATAATTAAGGTAGAAAATGAAATTCACTGAAGCTAAATTAGAAGAAGCGATTATTGAACTCTTAGGTGAGCAAGGTTACCCACACAGTAAAGGTGGAGAGCATCCGTTATTAATTGATGGTGTGCGTACTCAATCTGAGGTGTTGATTAAAGCAGATCTACAAGCCTTTCTAGCGAAGCGCTATCAAAGCGCGGGTATAACTGACGGTGAAATTGAATCGATTATTCGCAAGTTAGAAACCCTGCCTGCCAGTGATTTATACGACAGCAATAAAACGTTTTGTAAGTGGTTGAGTGATGGTTTTTTATTAAAGCGTGAATCTGCTAGTACCGCGGGCAGTGCTTCTCAAAAAGATTTGTATATTCAACTGCTTGATTACGACAATGTCGAAGCGTCAGTTAAACAATCATTATTTCCTGATGCTGTTAATGCTAACTTTGTTGATTCTACAGCCGATCAAAAAACGTTAAAGGTAGCCGAAGATAATGTGGCTTACTTAGCGGATGCTAAAGCAAGCAAGGCTACAGATGACGGCAATATCTATCGGGTCGTTAGTCAGTTAGAAATTGTCGGAGCAACGGGTGAAAAGCGTATTCCTGATGCGATTTTGTATATTAATGGTTTACCGCTCGTTGTATTTGAGTTTAAAAGTGCGATACGCGAAAAAGCCCCAATATTTGAAGCCTTTGAACAGTTAACTATCCGTTATCGTCGTGCTATCCCTCAACTATTTGTATTTAATACCTTGTGTGTGATCAGTGATGGCGTGAATAATAAAATGGGGAACTTGTTTGCCCCTTATCAATTCTTTTACTCTTGGGGCAAAGTGACTGGCCAAGAGTTGGTGGCTGAAGATGGCATAAACTCGTTACATACTATGCTTCAAGGTTTATTTGATAAAGCGCGTTTACGTGATGTGATGCGCCACTTTGTCTTTTTCCCTGATACCAGTAAAAAAGAGATAAAAATTGTACCGCGCTATCCACAATATTATGCGGCTAAAAAGCTATTCGAAAATATCAAAACCCATCAAAAACCAATGGGGGACGGTAAGGGGGGACTTACTTTGGTGCAACGGGGTGTGGTAAGAGTTATACCATGCAGTTTTTATCGCGATTGTTGATGAAAAGTGTCGATTTTAAAAGCCCAACGATTATTTTAATCACTGACCGAACCGATTTAGACGACCAGCTATCGCAACAGTTTGGTAATGCTAAAACCTACATTGGTGACAATACTATTACCACTATCACTAGCCGTAGCCATTTACGTGAGTTATTAAAAGATCGTAACAGTGGTGGTTTGTTTTTAACGACCATTCATAAATTTACTGAAGATGCAGAGCTATTAACGGATCGCTGTAATGTTATTTGTATTTCCGATGAAGCGCACCGTAGCCAAGTCAATTTAGATCAAAAAGTGACAGTGACAGACACTGGTGTTAAGAAGACCTACGGCTTTGCAAAATACCTGCACGACTCTTTACCTAATGCTACTTATGTTGGTTTTACCGGTACACCGGTTGATGCCACCTTAGATGTGTTTGGTCAGGTTGTTGATTCTTACACTATGACGGAGTCAGTAAAAGATGAAATTACAGTGCGTATTGTTTACGAAGGACGCGCTGCGAAAGTGTGTCTTAACAATAATAAACTAAAAGAAATTGAGCAGTATTATAAAGACTGTGAAGCAGTCGGTAGTAATGAATTACAGATAGAAGAGAGTAAAAAAGCAACCGCTAATATGAATTCGATATTAGGCGACCCCGACCGCATTAGTGCAATAGCAAAAGACTTTGTCGAGCATTATGACAAACGTGTTGAAGAAGGCTCCACGGTCGTTGGTAAGGCAATGTTTGTCTGTAGTTCACGTGGCATTGCTTATCAACTATACCAAGAGCTCGAAACGTTACGCCCAACTTGGTTTGAAAAAGTAGATACAGATAATGCCAGTGAGTTATCTGACATTGAACGTAAACGAGCTATTAGCGAAGGACGCATTGCAGCCCCTTCTGAACGGGTGAAAATGATCATGACCCGTGGTAAAGATGATGTAGCACGTTTGTATCACTTACTTGGTGGAAAAGACGAACGTAAGGCCTTAGATACACAGTTTAAAAATAAAAATTCTAATTTTAAAATCGCGATAGTGGTTGATATGTGGCTAACCGGTTTTGATGTGCCATTTTTAGATACCATGTATATCGATAAGCCCATTCAAAAACACAGTTTAATTCAAACTATTTCTCGTGTTAATCGTCAGTTTGAAGGTAAAGATAAAGGCTTGGTTGTTGATTATATTGGTATTAAATCAGCCATGAATAAAGCGTTGGCCCAATACTCTAAAACCGATGAAACCAATTTTGAGGATGTTAAAGCCTCTATTATTGAAGTTAAAAATCACCTCGCTTTGTTAAAAGATGCTTTTCACACATTCGATGCTACTCCGTATTTTACTGGCCAAGCGGTCGCGCAGTTAAACTGTTTAAATCATGCGGCTGAATTTGTATTAGTGACTGAAAAACGTAAAAAACGCTTCATTGATATAGTGAAACGTTTAAAAGCCGCTTATGACGTTTGTTGTGGTAGCGAGAAAATAAACGAAGAGGAGCGTAATCATATCCACTTCTATTTAGCCATTCGCTCTATTGTTTTTAAACTCAGTACTGGCGTTGTGCCCGACGCAGCGCAGATGAATGCCAAGGTACGTGAAATGCTTTCTGAAGCATTACAAAGTGATGGTGTAGAAGAGATCTTTAAACTGGGTAATGAAAGTGGTGGTGAGATTGATATTTTCAATGATGACTATATTGCTAAAATTGAAAAAATTAAACTGCCAAATACTAAAATTAAGATATTACAGCAATTGTTAGCTAAGGCGATTGGCGAATTAAAAAAAGTAAACCAAGTACAAGGTACTGATTTCACTAAACGTTTTGAAGCATTAGTTGAACGCTATAACGAACGCAAAGAAGATGATGTATTAGTGAGTGAAGTCTTAGAAGAGTTCTCTGACAGTATGGTTGACCTAATCTACGGCGTGCGTGATGAGATGAATGCTGGCGATGAGTTAGGTATTGATATCGAAGAAAAAGCCTTTTATGACGCATTAAAAACCTTAGCTGTTCGGTATGACTTTGATTATCCAGAAGACAAACTTATTGAGTTGGCTAAAGCGGTAAAAGTTATTGTCGATAATAAAGCTAAGTTTACAGACTGGAATCACCGTGATGATATCAAAGCGGCTTTAAAAGTAGAGTTGATATTAATACTAGCCAAGTTTGGTTACCCACCGGTAAGCCGTGATGAAGTTTATAAAGAGATATTTGAGCAAGCAGAGGCGGTTAAGGCTAGAGGAGCTTAATCATGAATGTTTGTAGATACTATTTATTCACAAGAAGTTGTTACAGAACTGTCAGGTGAAGAGCTTTGTAAACGTCTATTTGAATGTTGGTATCTAATGAGAAAATAGAAGTTTGGGGGCTAGTTATGATGAGGAGTGAGCCCGGAATTAAAAAGGTAAAGACTATATTTGAAAATAGGGAAATTAGTTATTCAATTCAAACTCGTCAAAATATTGATAACGGAGTTTATGTTGGTCCAGGATATGCCATTGAATAAGAATGATGTAATAATTGATGAAAAAGCCAGCTATACCTCCGACACTATCTATGGTGAGGTCTATGACCTTCATTTAGTACAACTCAATACAAAAATTAAAGAAAAGCTCTGTAAATAATATGGCACAATATAAGCTTTTTAAAGCTACATCATGACTTGTATAAAGTGATCACTTTTGGATAACATCTTTCTAACAAATTCTCCTTTAATTATTATTTTTACTATGTTTTATATTAAAGCTCAGTTCAACATTATTTTAAATTAAGTCAGATCCATTAAGCTACGACGATGTCTAACCAAGGTTAAATTAATTAATCAAGCTCTAAGATGAACATAGGATTTTATTTTTATCTCATTAGCTAGAAACCTCTTTTTAGCTAATGAGATAGATTGTTTTAGAATTTATCACCTAAGACAATACTCAAATTACTATTAAAATTGGCCTGTAAATACAGTGAAATGTTGCTCTATTATTTATTTTTCAACAAGTTCTATTAAAGTGTGTTTTTGGAGATTAAGTATATAAATACAAAATTTTAGAGTAACCAAAATAAAATAATGTAAGTGGTTAAAAAGAGACCGTTTTTTAGTGTGATTTACATAAAATCAATTAGATGTATGTTTTTTTATTAAAGGAAGTAAAAACATACGAGGAAAAATGAGCTGTGTAGAGGGGACGCAATTTTTAAAGTGATCACTTAATCTTTAGCGTGATAAACAAAGTACTCATACTAAAAATAGATAAAAATTCTATTTAAAGTTGTTTATTTGTATGCTTTGTATATTTTTAGTTCGCAGATGATTGAATGTGCTGTTTTTTAATAAGTGAGAGTGATCACTTTGGCTATGTACAGTGATCACTTTATAAATTAAAGTTTATGGTTATTTAAGTTTTTCATTTTATTGAGAGACTTAGTATTCCAGGTTGAAAGTCATTCAGCCAGGTATGATATTTATCCAAAGCTTGTCTCTTTAGTATCGGAACCGTTGTGTGTATGTAAGTCTCACTTAATATTCCTCTTCTATGGTTTATCATCATTTCTGCTACTTCAGAATCAACACCTAATTCTAGTAATTTACTTCTAAATATTTTTCTTAATGATCGACTCGTCCAGTTGTTTAAACTAACTTTTTGTACCATCGAATGGCTTTTCTTTGCACTTACTGGTTTTCTTTTGGCTATACCAGGAAACAAATACACCCCTTTATATCGCCTCTTGCATTGGTATTTACGATATTGCTGCAATAGTTTTACTATCTTGTCGGTTATTGGCACTGTTAATTCATCTCCATTTTTAGTGATTTTACCAGGGATATGTAGAGTGTTAGATTGAAAGCAAAAGTAATCCCATTTAAGTTGCCTTGTTTCTCCTATACGGGTTCCATGAGCCAACATTAATATTATTAAACATTGTATTGAAGGTTTTTGGTCCTTTATGTTCTTATGAACTTCATCTAATTGAGTCGCTCTTAGACGTGTTGGTTCAGCTACTATTTTCTCTTTAATAAAATCAGAGAACTTTAAAGCGACGAGTTCATGGGCTTCAATTAGTTTTAAAAACATAGCTTTGGTAAAAAGTTGTTTAAGAATATTCCAAACAGATCGCATTGTTGAGTTTTGCAAAGTGCTTTGCATCGGCCAAAAAAATTTAGACTCCAAAGTTTCTCTGTTTATCGCCGTTATCTGTAAATCCCCAATTAATGGGATAATATGACGAGTAATAGCCCATTTAATGGTGTCTTTCCGTAGATTGGAAATAGATGCATTCGTTTTACTTCTTTGTAAGTACCAATTAGCTAACGAATCAACGCTTGCAAAGAAGCTACTAATAGCGCTATCCGGATTGAGAGTGAATTTAACCTGATAGGTGCTTAAGTTAGCTTGAATATCTGAAAAACTTAAAATAGGCCAGTTTGCTATTTTTTTAAAATAACTTTTACCTTGGGCTCTTTGGACAAAGTACCAAGATGCTTTCTCTCTATTCTTATGAAATCTTAAGCGAAGCGGGTAGCGGGGGTCTCTAAGTTCAAAAAAGTCAGTTTCAAATTGCATCTTTTTGATTGTATTATTTGAGTACTTTATAACTTTAGTTTTCATTATTTATCCTTTTATTCTAATTACCAACAGCAATCGGTAATGATCTATTAGTAATCATTGCTGTTAACTTTCATTTAGCTTGCTTTAACTTAAAATAAATCTTTGTCGGTTAAGCCGTGCTCTTCTGCAAAAGTTCTACGTAATATTTTAATGTTTGGAGTTTCATAATAAATACCTCCGTTTCGGTCTGCTCTTAATCCTATTTTTTTAAAACCTAGTTTTATTAGCTTTTTAGCTAATAAAGAGCGGGCGGCTCTATCTTTTACTTTTAAACCTTTGTTATCTTGATATTCAGCTGTTTTGATCCATTCAATAAACCTTTTCATTAAAATAGTCGAAGGTGTTCTTTTTTCATTATTAAAAGGTGACTGGGTATTTAGCTCTTCATAGAAATATTCGTCCACCATGCTGAAATTTGAAATTTTTTGTTCTATTAGTTCCCTCGTCATCGGAGCGTTAAATGGATCAAAATTAGTTAGGTCCATATTTAATAAGTAATGTAAGAATGCACTTGTAAACTCTTCATTATTTATTAATCTATTAAATTCTTTCCAATATTCTTTATCATTAGCCTTTTCAGAACTTGCTTCAATTAATAAAAATCGTCTTTCCCTTTTACCTGCAGGAAACACTTCTTCATGATTACTCGCAAATATAAATCTAGCTAGATTTGCCATTGGTTCTGCCTCTACACCTTTTTTTTCTAATTGGCATATAGGTTCGGAAATAAGCCCCTTTATTTTGTCAAAAGTATCACTACTCATTAAGTTTACTTCATCAGCAAAAATCAATAATTTAGATATTAAAATACTATTAAAGTTACGTGTTACTAGTTGAGAGCCATTGATTTGACCTGCATGGACCCCTAGTATTTTTTGTAATAAGCGAAATAAGCTGCCTTTACCTGTGCCTTCAACTGATTTTAGGAATATAGCGACGGTCGGTTTTTTATCAGGGTGTTGGAATATATGTGCCAACCACTGAATAAAATAATGACCAGCATCTTGATTACCATTACACAAAATATTTTTTATGTGTTGAATGATAAAAGTACAGTCACCTTGCTTTGACTTGCACTTCCAATTCTCGAATAAGTTGTAGCAGCCTTTTGGAGATTTGGCTCTATCAGGGTAAAAACCAATACCATTTTCATAAAAGGCTTTGTGTTCCCAGTGTGTCCATGCGGTCCCACGGTTCATGTTAGCTACGGTTGATTTATGAGTAAAATAATTGTGAAAACTTTGAATAGGTCCAAAAGCTAGTTTTGTACCATTAATTGAACAATCAACTTTTGCTACGATTAAATGTTTACCTCCGATGATTACATGGGCATATTTATTATTTAATTCATTAAGGGTGGCAATTTCATTGTCTGTTAATATTCTTCCTTTTATCATTGAAATTTTTGGAGTATCACTATTGGTTATTATTTTTATAGGCCCATTCATTTACTGATATCCTTAGCTACATTTCTTAGGTATTTAGCTACCTTACTAAGGCCATTCATACGAGCTAAATCGTTGAAATCTGATCCGTCTTGATTCTTGCTAAAGTAAGGGTAGATAAGTAGGAGTGAGTTTAAATAAGCAGATTCCTGACCTTTTTCTAATCCGATATTTTTTGTGTTTTTAAAATCGTTATCTGCAGCAATAATAATATTCAATTGATTAAGTCCATTCGCTTTTAGTGATGATATAACTGGTGATAAGTTAGATGCGTTGAAAGCAATGATTACACCTAACTTTGTTGCTTCGTGTATAGTTGAACCTGTTGCATAACCTTCACAAATAAATACAGTATTTTTTAGTTCACCTATCACCATGAAACAACCCTTTACTCGGCCACCTGATTTAAATGATTTTTGACCAGTAGGGCCAATAAACTGAATACTTACAAGTTCATTTTGTGCATTCATAATTGGAACGAGTAAACGCTCACCAAGTTGTCGAATACCATAAGCTCTTATTTTTTTGTCAAGTAAGTAGGGGTGGTTCACGTCTATTAACTGACTTGCTTTACTCCAGATTTTTCCACAGTCTACTGCAGCATCATGTTGAACTTTGATACGATGTTGCTCTAAACGTTCTATTGATTTCTGACGTTGTTGCTTGAAAGTAGTGAGCTCTTTCTTACTTATTTTATTAGCCGTTTTAGCCCTCCAAGTCGAAGTTAGCCCTGTTTTCCAACTTCCAAAGGAGCCTGCTGCGAAAGCTCCTCCAAATAAAACATACCAACCATTCTTAGATCCTGTTTTATCTCCTTTTATTCTAAAACGTTCTAACTGACCATTAGCTTCAACATTTAAAGGTTGATGAGCTTCGATTCCCATATTTACCATTGCAGTGATAAATTCATTATGAACTCTGCATTTAATATCAATAGTTGTCATAGCAAGCCCCTGTATTTTTTAATAAAAGGGTAAGTATATTGACAATTAAAAAGACTATCGTTGAACGATTAGGTACTGAAAGTAATAAATAACTTCTAATATCTTTTTGTAAAATTGTGTATATAGGTTTATTAATGTTAGAGTTAAACTTAAACGTTGTGCAGACGTTAATAATTAATTGAGCTATCCTGACTTTTGTTGGAATAGCTTTTTTTATATAAAGCATATCCTTCCTTAAGCTAGGTTTTGACGTTGTTGAACTAAATCAAGAACTAGTGTTTTTATTTCTGATTCAGTTTTACCTGAAATCATTGCTTTTAAAACAGTATCTATTTCACTTTCTACATAAGCTTTTGCTCGTCCTCCTAAACTAATTGGTGGGGTTATTAATCCTTGTGAAACTCGATCATAGAAACTTGATTTTGCTAATCCGAAACGTTTAGCCGCTTCAAGCATTCGGATTACATTTAATGGTTGGGTTTGTTGCTCGTACATTGTTGGATCCCCTTGGTCTTATTGAATTTATAAGGGGATATTAGATGGCTGGAAATTATTAAACTACCCAATACTTAAGTGTTAGGTAATTGCTTTTTGGATTCTAAATATGATGGAAAACCAAAATGTAAGTATGCATTTTTTACATGCTCATCAACTGTATTTTTATTTGGCTCACCCACGATATTTGCTTTTGTCTGCTCTTCTTTATCTTGAAAATGTTCAATAAATCTATTTCTTATTTCAGCAGTTACTTTACGTGCACACATATTATTATTTAATTTTTCTGGATATTCTTCAGCGTATTTATTTGTAATTTTAATAGCTACTTTTGTTAAATATTCAAACTTATTTTTGTTTTTATCACCTTTAGATTTGTTATTTTTTATACGCTTTTTAATTCGCTGGTCAGCTGCAACAAAAACTTTTAAGGTTAACTCTAGTTGCTCGTTTAACTCTGATATTTCAGATTTTTGCTTTAAGGTATCAACCTTAGTTTTAGCTTCTGAATTTAAAGTATTGGTTTGTTGTTGGTATTGAATAGTAATAATTTTTGTATTAATTTCATCTTGTTGAGTTAATATCTTGATCAAGACGATCATAATCATTTGTAATTGCTGTTTACCTTCATCTGTATCGTTTTTAAGTAATTTTTTGTATCTCTTTTGGTATTTATTAATTACAACTCTTCGACGATTACTTTCAAGTATTAAATCTTTAATTATAGCTGAAAAGTCTTGAGCATTGGTTACACTGCGTAAACCATCTGAGGTGTTTAAAGGTAAACATTTATTGTCAGTTGTCATTATTAATCTCATCCAAATATTAAATATTGCATAATACAATGGAGTCTAAGTAGTTCGACAGGAGTTTTATAAGTGCTTGAACAATTATTATTTAGTAAATGAAGAGCTATTAATGATTTTTTTATGGTTTGAAATCTTTCAATTATTATTTGTGGTACACCTAAAAAGAACTTGAAAATTGCTTTAAAAGCACTAGTACCAGTTTAAAGTGTTGATTTTATTTATTTATAAATAGAGTGGTAGTGATGGTATAGGTAATTTTGTTTTTTATTTTGCATAAAAATAGATAGGTTAAAATAACGTAGAAGTAAAAATCGTTATTGATATATGTTGATCACAATAAGTTGAAAATATTTAATATTAATCTTTTGAATGCTTTTGAGTGTAAAAAATATATATGTTATACGAGGTTAATAAGAATAAAGGGTTAATTTTTTAAATATAACTCTTGTTTTTTCCTATTGATAACTTTAATTTTCATCATGTTTATCTATTATTTAATTAAGATAAACAACTTTATTTTTAATAATGACTTTTATTTTAACTAGTACTGCATCTAGTTCCTTAAAAATTACGTTATTGTATTTTACTTACTTATCAATTGCTTATATTCATTGTTAGGCTTCCCCCATCACCACATTAAAGGCTCTGTAATCAATAGGTTACAGAGCCTTTTTCTTTTTTATGTCCACATTATGTCCATAGAGTTTTTAGATGTTATCTTTTTCTATCGTAGAAAGTGGGTTTAATCTGATCGCATCTTCTAAATGTGCAGGGGAGAAGTGGGCATATTTCATTGTGTCTGTAATGCTGGCATGGCCAAGTATTTGCTGTAATACTAATATGTTCCCACCGTTCATCATAAAGTGACTTGCAAACGTATGCCTGAGTACATGAGTCGATTGCCCTTTGGGAAGTTTTACCTTTGCTTTTTCTATGGCCATTCTGAATGATTTAATACAGTTGCTAAATAAACGACCTGAGTTTCGTGGTAGCTCATTATAGAGTTCTTCACTAATTGGCACTGCTCTGCGTTTGTTGCCTTTTGTATGGATAAAAGTGACACGGTAAGGTGTTAGTTGTGACCCTGTTAATAATTCAGCTTCACCTCATCGGCACCCCGTAGAAATGCATATTTTTGATATTAGATAAGCATCATAGTTTCGGCCATTCTTTAATTCTTCAAATACACATACTATTTCATCTGGGTGTAGAAGCCCCATTTCAGGCTGCTTATATTTCAGGGCTCGCAGTTCTGTTAACGGATTACCATGTTCCCACTCACCTAATCGCTTTAACTCATTAAAAAGGGCGCTTAAATAGGTCTGGTCATTATTTGCTGTTTTGATTGATACGTCTTGTATACGTAATTGACGATATTTAGAAAAATCACTTGCAGTAATGTTTTTAGCAATAGGGTTGTGCATCATTAATGACATGGCGAGTAGTTTATTTTTTCTTTTCTTACCGTCATTGAGTGCTTGACCATGAAGGTTAAACCAAAGCTCGATCAATTCATCTAATCTACGATTGTCAGATTTCACAGGCATCCAAGACTTATCATCAGCTTGAGCGAGCGTGTATTGTAGAAACCGCTTCGCTTCTCCTTGAGTCTCAAAGCATTTGCGTATTCGAGGGCCTTTTGCCCCATGTGGTCGGCAGTCGACTAAGTAAGTGCTGTTAGGTTGTTTTTTACTGACAAATGTTGATATCCATAAATTTTTCAT